CTGGCAGTATAATTGGTATTGCAATAAAAGCTGACGGCTCCCCAATTACTGTAGAAGAAGCAAAAGACGCAGGTTTAGTATAATGGCTCAAAAACGTGGCAAAACTAAAAAAATTGTTACCGTTAAATTAGATGATTTAACTGGTGGCATGAATATTGCCAAATCTCCTGAGTTTATCAAAGATAATGAAGTGGTACGTTTAGAAAACATGGAATTCGATGTAGTAGGTAGCAAACTAAGAACACGGAGGGGTCTAAGTGCCCCTCTTGCTACCTTTAATTCTCCAGTTACTCACGTATATAACGACTACGAAATGAATGACTTTTTTATCTTTCTTAAAAATAAAGAAGTATATCGTTATGAATTTGGCAAACAACCAACATTGATTGGTAAAATTAATGGGGATGCGGAACGCCCTTCTTGTTGTAAATGGAAAGGCTCTTTACTTATTGCAAGTGGTTCTAAGTTACAAGAATACAATTATCAAGCACTTAAAACAATTGACGGTAGTCCTAACTGCGATATTGTGTTTACACGTTCGTCTCGTGTAGTTGTAGCTAAAACTGGCTCTGATTTACTTATCTATTCTGCAATTGGCGATGTAAATACTTGGAATGAAAACAGTAATGATGCTTCTGCACGTAAAGATGTTAATGTAGGGTACGGTGATGGTGGCGATATTATTGCTGTAGCTGAATTAGCTTCTGATGTGTTGGTATTTAAAAGCAATGGCTATATTTACGATGTGCAAAACGAACCAGAAGAGTGGTCTATTACATTGCTAGCAAATAACTCTGATGTAGTAAGTAGACACGCTTGTGATAATATTAACTCTGATATTGTATTTGTTTCTACTCGTGGTTTAAAATCTGTAAAAAGTTCTCAAGTTTATGCTAACTTCAATGTTATGGATATTGGTGATAACATCAACCCAGAACTGAAAAATAATGTTACTAAACCATTTATTTCCGATTTACGAAGAACAAAACAAATGGTCGTGAGCGGTGCATGCGGTAGAGAAATGTTTGTATATCATTACTGGACTGGTGGATATACTAAATGGATTTTCCCTTATAATGTTACATCAATTTGTGAAAATCAATACCATGTATTGGTAGCCATGAATACAGATGACACTCATGGTGCAATTTACGAATTTGATTTTAAATATACAACTGACAATGGTTACTCTATTCATCAACTTATTCAATCTAAGGAAATGAGAGACACTCATAACCTTAATGCTTATAGAACGTATATTGACATTCAATCTGAAGAGAATGACGGTCGTGGGTATATTTACATCAATGATGTACAATTAACCCATAAATGGACCATTAAAGAATTACAAGGTGAATTTAAGACACAAATTTTATCTCCAATTCTTCGTTTTAGGTTTGAAACAGACGACCCTATTATCTTTAAATATATTTCTTTTGATATAGTATTAGAACGAGAAAGCATGGTGAGTGACTCCTCAGCAGCACGTGGAAGGAGAAAATCAACAAGGAGTCGAAAGGGTAGAGACCAGAATGACTTCTTGAAAGGAGCTCATAAAAATGGCGATAGCCCTTACAGCTGATATACAAAAACATATTGATGAATATCAACACCGTGTTGGTCGTAGTTACCTTGATGATTGGGATTACCTATTCCATCCTCTAGTATGGTTAAGAGAAGACGGTTCCTTCCTTACCTTTGGTATTATAGATGATACACTAGAGATTGATATTGGATGTGGTGTCCCTCTTGTTGAGGGGTGGAAACATATTCATGCTATGGCTAAAAAATTAGGGTTAAAACGTGTGGCATCGTATACAGATACACGCAATCCTAAAGCGTATGCAAGATTAGTTAAATGCGAATATGAAGAACGCACTAACGAAAACGGTATATATTACTACTTTACAAAGGAGGTATAAATGGGTAAGTCTAAAACAACTATCCATGAACGCCAACTAACACCAGAAGAACGCCAGTTAATTGCAATGCAAGGCAGATACTTAAACTCTATTCAATCAAGTATTGATGCACTTGTAAATTACGGCACAAACAATATTAGCAATATCGTAACACCTGATTGGCAAAAATTATACAATGACCAAACAGCAGAAATGCAACAAATTAAGAGTGAATTTACTCCTCTTAGTCAAGGCATTTTACCAGACGTATTTGCTAATGCTAAACAAAACTACTTTAACCGTATGTATGAAAATACGATGGGCAAGAATTTAGCTAGTTTAGCTCAACGTGGTGTTGTTGATAGTTCCCGATTTAATACAACAACAAATGATATGCAGAAAAACTTTGCATCTCAAATGTCTCAAGATTATGATAATAACTTAAAAACAGCAGCTGGTTTAATGGACCAACGCATGAGATACGCATCTACACCTATTGAATACGCACAAAAAGCACATCAAGCATCCTTTACTCCTGTACAAAATTCCTTGGCATTGGCACAAGGTCAAAACCAAGCTACAAACCAAGCATTACAAACACAAGGTCAATTAAACAACGGTAGAACATTCGCTACACAATCTTCTAGCGGTGGTTTCTTAGGTGGTGCGTTATCTTTAGCTGGTTCTATTATCGCATGCTTCCCATCTTACGTAATGGTAACAATGGCTGATGGTAGTAAACAAGCTATTGGTTCTATTCAAGAAGGCGATAAAGTTAAGACACGTCATGGTGAAGCAATCGTTTCTGAAAACAGAAACATGGGTATGCAACATATCTTCTTACTTGTTACTAATAACCATAAACTCAGAACAACAGATACAGAAGTATTCAATACACCTGATGGTCGTAAAGAATTATCTGAACTTGCCGAAGGTGATAAAGTTGAAACTGAAAATGGTTTTGAACGTATCGAATTTATCCTTGATACAGAAGATAAAGAAGAAGTATTTGAATTAGTATTAGACACTGATGACAATATGTTCTTAGCAGAAGGTATTTACGCAGAGTCGTTCTAGGAGGCATAAATGCAAGTAATCCAAGTTAAAGATAATGACTGGCAAACGCAATTAGGCAATTTAGCTGGTATTATCGGCGGTATGATGTTTAATAACCGACTTGACCGTGGTGCTCTTCGTGAAGCTAATAATCAAGCTCAAAAAGAAGAATTAGCACGTCAGCAAGGTTTTACATCTGGTTTAACAAATCTTCAAGGTTTATATCAAAACCCTGAATATGCAACAAATAAAAATTTACAAAATCAAGCTATGAATATTCAAGCTGATTTAGCTGGTCGTGGTTACCGTAATGCATTCGGTTTAAATGCTGACACAATCGGTGGTGCACTTACAAACAATACTGGTGCAATTGATTACATCAAGGGTTATGGTCAAGCTAATCAAGGTTTGCGAGTACATGACCAGAACTATCAAGATTTCCCTCAGTATTGGCAAGCATATGGTGGTTTAACACAAAATATTAAATAGGAGGTACTATGGCTGATTACATGGGATTATTACAGGGGTATGGTTTAACTCCTGCGGCAGCCGCTGGTATCATTGGTAATGGTATGATGGAGTCCAATATGGACCCTACTATTATCGAAGGTGGCGGACATGCAAACGAAATTCCAGTTAATGGAACACATGGCTATGGTATTTTCCAATATACAAGTGCTGACAGACAACAAGGCTTGGCAGATTTTGCCAAGTCTTTAGGCATTTCATCTGGTAGTCCAGAAGCACAATTTCAGTATATGTTAAAGGAACTTGGTCCAGAGGGTATTAATACACTTAATAGTTTTGATACTCCTGAACAAGCCGCAGTATGGTTCCACGATAACTTTGAACGCAGTGCTGATACTGATTTATATCCAAGACAAAAAGCTGCTCGTGATGCTTTCTCTCAAGCAGGTTCTCCTACGTCTATGACACGGTATCAGAATAATAATCCTCAAGCTCAAAACTTTGCATTTGATGACCCAAATGAAAAGCTAGATTGGGGTAAAATAAATCAATTAATGAATTATCAAGTAGCTAGTCCTGAAGTAGAAGCCGCACGTGCTACACAAGCAGGTCGTATTGCTGGCTTACGTAATTCATCTTACTTTGGCGAAATGGGCACAGCATTAAGTAGAAACAATGCAGACCAAATGAAAGCCTTAGTAAATCAAGCGGTATCTTCTGCTAATACAGCTAACAACCAACAAAAATTAACTAACGCTGGTCAATTAGCACAGATGATTGCAGATAGTCATAATAGTTCTAATAGTAAAATGTTAGCTAGTCTTGGTCAAGCATTAGGTGTCCGTTTAGACCCTATGGCTGATAGATATATGAATAATAACCAAATGGCTATGTTGAACATGAAACGTCAACAAGCAGTTGATGACCAAAATAGAGCATTTGCTCAAAAGAAAGAATTGGCACAAATGCAATTCCAACAACAAAAAGAATTACAAGAGTCTAAAATGGCACAAGCACTCGCTGTTGCTGGTATGCGTGCAGGTGCTAGAAGTGCCGCAGGTTCTAAATTACCAGATGGTTCTTATTTAGGAGCAGATGGTCAACCTCATTTGACAATCGCACAACAAAATAATGTTGGTAAAATCTTAGCTTCTGGACAAGAAGAATTTACAGCAGCTTCTGATGCAGACTGGTCCAAAACATCTTATGATGGTTGGAAAGGTTCTGTAGCAAATACAACACAAAGTATTATTGATAAACTGGCTCCATATGCTAATACAGTAGAAGGACAAGATGCAATATCTAAAGTCTTAGGATGGCAACAATATGACCAAGATGCAAAAACAAAAGCATGGGGTACAGAAAAACAAACAGCTTATACAGGATAAAGGAGTTTAATATATGGCAAGATGGACAGACGGATTAGCTAATGCAAATGCTCAAGCCGCATATGAAAATAATTTAGCCCAATATGGTTCTGACTATATGGGTAAAGCCAGCTATAGTGGCATCCTTGACGAAACATTAGGCAACTTTAGTTCTGGTATTGACAGACTAGGTTCTGATATGTTAGGGTCCGTTTCATACGGACTTTCTAACATTGATGGAGATACAGCACAATGGCTCAGAGGGCAAGCCGAAGATAAAGCAAAATTTTATGCTAATCTGTCTGCTTATCGTAGTACAATGGGAGATACCGCTGACTTATCATGGGGAGACCAAGTAACAAATCCTCATTACTGGTCTGCTCAAGTTGGTAACTTCCTTGGTAATACTGCTCCACAAGTTGCAATGGCTATGCGTACAGGCGGTATAGCTGGCGGTGCTGTTAATGCTGGTAAAATTGGTGGTCTATTAGGTAGAGCTGGTTTAAGTGAAGGTTTAGCTGGTAGTGTTGCAACAGGACTTGGTAAAATCACAAAATACGGTTCTGAAATTGCAACTGGTGCTGGTTTGGAAAACTTACAAAATGCTGGCTCTATTTATAATGACTACAGATTTGCTGGTTATGATACAGATACAGCAGGTGATGCATTTGAACAATCTCTAAATCAAGGTTGGGCACCTGCCGCACTAGATTACCTTGGTGACCGTCTTAATGTTTCTGGCAAAGTAGGTATGCTTGCAGGAGCATTTGCTAAAGATGGCGGTAAACTTATTGCTAAAGGTATTTTGAAAGATGCTACAAACAGCTCCTTAGAAGGCTATACAGAAGCATGGCAACAAGCTATTGAAGGTCGTATTAAAGGTCAAGAAGGCTATGAAAATGTATCTATGCTTGACCCATCTACATGGACAGATGATATGTGGTCTGCCGCTAAAGATGCATTCAACGTATCTATGTTAGTTGGCAATGCTGGCGGTGTAGCTAGACATTTAGGTAATAAAGCACTTAATAAAGCTGACGAAATGGCTGGTTTAACTGCTGATAATGATATTATCAATGATGGTACTCAACCACCTATCGCAGTAAATGATACACCTATGGCTGATACTGGTATTGATATTGCATCTGATGTAAATGAAACTCCTGATATTATTAACGAAACGCCACTTGGCAATGTAGAAATTGATGACATTTCTAATGCTTCGTACTCTCCTATGATGGAAGAAAGTGGTTTCGCAACCGCTGTAAATAAAGCACTTAATAATCGTCCACCTGAAGATTATGCAGAAATGATGAATAGACTTCAAGACGAACGTGCAAATATTATGGAATTGCATGGCGATAAACCTGACGACCAACTTTCTCCACGTATGTTTGAAGAAAACTTTGTCAATGCAGGTTTAGAACCAAAAGCGGCACGTTTAGTATCTCGTAATCTTTATAATGATATGGTTGGCACAAACGAAGTTGTAGAAGATACTAACGAAGTTCCGCAAGAAGAAAGTCTAGCTGATAAAGCTGATAGACTTGGTGTAACATTAACTGATGCAGAACGTGCTAACTTAGAACGTGAAAATCCAGATAAAACATCTGTGCGTGAAGTAGAACGTCGTATCGCTGATACTGAAAAGAATAATGCGTATAATGAACAAATTCGTGCGTTAGCTGAACACCGTCAAGCATACAACGAAGATAGATACGCTCACTCTCCTAATAAAACATTCTTTGAAAACGAATATAAAGATAACCCATATAAAGCACAAGATGCAGCTTATCGTGTACATAATGCTATGGAAGCACGCAAAAAAGATGCACGTAGTTCTGACACTGAAAAACAAGAACAATCTAAGAATATTCGTAACTACTTAGCCAAAGCTGGTATTAAACCTTCTAATGACTACACAGCAGAAGAACTTAAAAATATCACAGAATACGCTAAGCATATGGATAATCAAGAGCGTACTCCTCAAAACGTACAAAGCTATATCCAAAACCGTGATATGGCTAAACAAGTTGAGAATGTAATTAGTACATTACCTCCTAAAGATAGCCCTGATTATTTACCAGCTAAACGTAACTTGGCACAACAACTAAGTAAACATTTAGTCACAATGGGTGTTAATGGCTTTGATGTAACTGGTCCTCAATTTGAGAACGTACGTAAAATCTTGTCTACACAAGAACGACGTATGTTACAAGATAATATTGATGAAGCTAAACGTGCTAAAGAGGAAACACGTAGAGCTAACGCTCAATTAGCTGAACGTAAACCACAAGATGCACAAAAATTTGTTAATAATAAACAAGTAGCTGTATCTGAAGGTAACTTCGCCGCCGCTGATAAAGAAATGGCTGATTATCTTAACAGTGATAAAGTAACCGACGAAGGCTTGTTAGAAATTCAGCGAAGATTATCTCACACTAGTAGAGAGCATAAACCTAAATTTAAACAAACACTTGATGCTTTGCAATACCGTGCACAAAAAGGAGATATTCTTGGTGGCAAGGTTGGTAATTACAATGTAATGGTTCGTAAACCTAATTCTGAATGGAAAGTACGTGAGGTAAAGGATTACACCCAAACTATTGACCATGATAATCCTACAGGTGAAAATAGAGAACCTATTGTTACTCCATACGAAGAACGTAAAGCATTAAACCCTGCACAACCTAAAGAAAAGAAAAAGAAAGCTCCGTCTAAATCACGTACAGTAGATGTAACTACAGAAGAACAAAAGGCTAAAATGCGTGATATTGACAAGTTGGCTAAGTTAAAATCTACACTTCAACAATTCGGTCAAATGAACGAAGAAGTAGCTAAACAGGCTATTGATGCTATTCCGATGGAAACTAAGTATGGTAAAGAGCAAAAGCAAAAATACAGAGAATATGTTCTTCGTCAAGCTAATGAAGATACTGGTGATATTGATTTAAGTGACGATATTCAAAAACCAGAAGACGTCGTATCTAAGCATAATGACACATTTGAGAGTATTGCAAAAGATATTCAATACATGAAAGAACATCCTTTTATGTCTTTACGTGAATACAAACGTATTTATAATGGTATTATTGCAAAACGTGACCATTTAGTACGACAAGCTCCAGCGTTTGTTGATAGCTGGAACAGTATTTTTAAAGATGTTCCTAAATATAAAGTACCTAACGTAACAGCATTAATGCAAGCTATTCGTAAAGGCGAAGTTAAAATTCCTCAAACAATTTTGGGTTCTTTTATTGACAAACCAAACCACTTCGATGAAAACCTAGAAAAATGGTTTTCCAAAGATTACAACATAACAGGCGTAACTAAAACTAGAGATTTTGACAAAACACGTAATGCTATTATTTTGCAAGCTATGCAAAAGGCTGCTACACGTATCAAAACTATCGGCATGGAACAACTTATGGATGAACTAGACGACAAAAATGGTAATCATTTACTTGGTCGTTTTGTAAACCGTGCTATTCAAATGTACCCTGTCTATAGAAATAACAATAAATATCAAAGTTTATCTGGTAAAGTTGCCGCAAACAGATTGTTCCCAGACGGTGCATCTGATTTCAGTAGCATGAATAGTCCATTAGCTAAACGTGTATATGCTGATGTTAAGAAAATTATACCAGTTGTTATGAGCGACCGTATTGCTAAAAATGGTAAAATACAAGAAGAACGCATGAAAGATGCTAAAACTAAAAGCCAAACTCGTTCTGCATTAAAACGTGGTAACTATGTTAATGGCGTCTTAGATGCTTATATCCCTGATGAACAAGGTGGTACATACGATACAAACATTAAGATGGATATTAAACTTGATGATGACTTTAATGTAGAAGCATCTATTCCTAACGATGTAGATATTGATGCATTTAAAGAAGCGTTAGATTATTACCTATTTGATATGGGTATTATCGCTAACGACGAAATGGTCGAAGATGGTAATACAGTTAAATTTGAGGCATCTTATATTCCAGAAACTGTATTTAATAATAGCTCCTATATCGCACAAGCCGCTTGGAATACATTAGGTGGTGTAGTTAGACAACACGGTCATGTTATCTTAGATAATGCAAATCTTGACGAAGTAGGTCATAAAGCGTTACAAACAGAAACTAAACAGGCATGGGAACAAGCTGGGTTTGAACTTATTGCTAACGATGATACATATACTTTAGTGCCTATTGAAGAAATTCAAAAATCTGTTAAGGCTACTACTACTGAAAAATCTAAATTTAACCATGAACCTAGTGAAGTTGAAATGGGTATCATGAAAAAGGTTGCAGACCGTTCCAAAGGGTTAGGGAAACTTACTAATGGAGAAATGCGTAATATCCTAAAATCTATTATGCATGTAGTGAATGGTGACCAACAAGCGTATGTGACTATATTAAATTACATTCGCACACATCCTAATTTAGAGATTTATGTAGCTAATAGATTAGTAAATAATGACCCACTAGGATTGAAATTCAATGGTGCATATATGCCATCTACTGGTCGATTATATATAACAAGTGATAATATTACACCAACAAATGACACGTTTGTACATGAATTATTACATAGTGCAACTGACTTGACTAAGACAGCTGACTTAAAAAATGTAGTAAATGATACATTAGACTTAATGAGAGAGGAGCTTGAAAAAGATGAAGGACTTGCAGGTGAAATATACAGAGCAGTTGGCAACGGTAAAATACTTGCATCTGTCAGCGAAAACGACCCACAATCTGTTGAAGATGTTATACAACGTGCCTCTAAAAATCTTAAAAGAGCATTCGGAGTTGTACGTAAAGATGGCTCTAATAAAAGTGAAGATGGAGCAATTTCACATCAAGGAAAATTTGGACGTAAAAACCTTGATGCACTCGCTGGAAAATTTACACAACGAACAAGAATTAGACAATTTATTCAAAGCCTCAACAATCCAGAAAGTGACACAAACAGCTTAAAATTGATTATGGGTCTAGCTCAGGCTAACCAGAACGCACATGACTTTTTAGATGTACCGCAAGCTATTATTAATAGCCCTATGGACACTAAAGATAAATTATTCTTAGCAGCTATGGTAGTACCAAAACTTGGTAATAACCCACAACTAGACCAAAAATATTATTCATTTATTAATGAAATGTTCTCATATGGTAATACAAATATTTTTAGTGAACAACAAATTAGAGAGCATTTCCAAGATGCTTTGGCAGATAGAAAACGTGTGCAAAAAGTAGATACATTACACCAACGTAATCGTGCTACTACAACACCTGAAGCTCCTATTGCAAGAGCTTTGGCTAAAATCAAACAAGATGCAGATTACTCTATTCGTAAAAACGATAGAATTGACAAAGCAGAACAAAAGTTACTTGCTGATATTATGGAACATGGTGGTGGTATTATTGAACGTATTAACCCATCAGAAGATGGTATATCTTTTGCATGGTTCCGTAAAATGCTACAATCTCCATCATCTTTAGCACGTAAACTTGTTCCAGAATTAAAACCTATTATTAAAGCCGCTTATGTTGCCGCACGTACAGCACGATATAAGCGTAGAGAATATATCGAAGACCTTGATAAATATTTCTTATCCTTAGACGAAAAAGCTGGCGAAGACAAGCAAATTAATAAACTCTTTGATGATATTGATAAACGTGGTCGTGAATTTGCACAACCAGTTGCAGTTCGTATTAATGGAGAGTTGAAATACGCTATTATCAAACCTAACGACGAGTTCACAGAATTTGGTTTAGGCGATGATAAACGCATGCGTAAATTCGTTAAAGCTGAACGTGAAAAGGGTAATCACGTTTATGTTGGTATGTCTAAAGATGTATATCAAGTTATCTCTAGTAAAGATAATATTGCCGCATATAAAGATAAGGCAAATGCTAATAAAGTAGCGATTGATATGTCTAAAGCATATGCTAAGCAATTAGGTTATAGCGATAACGTATGGAATGCTTATGTTGGTGTACGCAATACGCTTAATAAAATCCATAAAGACGTTAATGATAACCAAGTAGCTCGTGGGAAAGAACCTTCTGCTGATTTATGGGGTTATATCCCTCGTGAGCACAAACGCTATGGTGTATATCGTATTGAAGTAAGATACAATCCAGAAACAAAAACATATGGTAAAAAATATACAGTATTAACATCTTTCGATACAGAACATCAAGCTAACCGATTTGTTGATAGTTTAACTCCTGAAAAGGGTGTAGCATATGCAACAATTCATCGTGATAGATACCAAGCAGATGCTTCTCAATCTTATGAAGGTTACTATTCCAATCTCACAGAAGAAGAAGAAAACTTGAATAAAGTATATGAGAAAATGTCTACTGAGGATGCCGCAGCATTATTCAATAAAGTACAAGGTAATTATACAGAGATTAAGAAATTCATTGACCATTTCTTAAAAGGTAAAGATAAGTCTATGACTTATGATGATTTCCAAAACTTAATTAATAACAAAGAACGAATGAAGGAAATCGGTCTTAACCCTCGTAAATTGCAACAAGAAGTAGCACAAGCTAACTTTGAAAAGTTACTTAAAAAGGATAAAGACGGCGTTCTAACACATGAAAATGTAAGTGCATACTTGTATCGTAGTTCTGGTGCTCAAATGTGGAATAAACATAATCTTAAACGTGCTGGTGTTATGGGTCATAATGAAGACCACACAGCAGCTATTTATCATTATGCTATGACACAAGCTAAGTATCAAGGTAATGCTCCATTCTTAGACTTTGCTACACGCTATTATGAAGAAGCCTTTGGTGAAAACTATGAAAAGCAATATGGTCGTAATGGCACTGGTGCTAAAAATGCACGACAAGATATTGTCCATGATTATATCCAACGTGTAATTGGTGCACCAAATAAAGTAGATAAAGTCCTTAATCGTATTGGTCGTGAGTTACCATACATTGGTAATTTCATGGTTAAATACATGGGTGATAATTGGGTTACTAAATTACTCAACCGTAATATGCAAGCAATGGCTGTATTTAAACTAGGTGTATTCAGACCTACAGCCGCTATCGCTCAGTTTGGTACATTAGCCAACGTAGCCGCTTTAACAGGTTTTACTCCTGAGTTACGTTACGCAATGAAAGAAGCTGGTCGTGGTGGTCAAGGTGGTAAATACGGCAAGTTATTTGATGACCTTGAAGTATATGAAGAAAATGCAAACCAAGCATCTGAATTCTTTAGCGATACACTAGACTATCGTAAATTAAAAGTTCATGGTATTAATATTGGCAAAGCATTTGATTTATCTATGAAAGGTTTCATGAAAGCCGACTCTTATACACGTAAAGTAGCCGCTATTGTAGCATACGAAAAATACTGTAAAGACCACAATATGGACCCTATGGCACCAAATAAAAATGACCCAGAAGGTTATCGTAAAGCTATGGAATATGCAAAAGATTTTGTTGTAAAAACAAACTTTGACTATAGCGATATTGATAGCCCACGAATGTTCACTCAATTTGGCACATTAGGTAAAACATTATTACAATTTAAAAAGTTCGGTGTTAAAGAAGCTGAATTCTTATTCACTGCATTTAAACGTAATGATGGTTCTATTGACTATAAAGGTTTAGGCAGATTTATGAGCATCACAATGGGTATGGCTGGTTTCATGGGCTTACCATTTATGGGTGCTGGTGATGATATGCTTAAATGGTTGACAGGTAAAGGCTTATCTGACCGTGCTAAAGACCTTGCATATGAATGGGCTGGTAATGACCAAACTAAACAAAAAATTGCCTTACTTGCTATGATGGGTGCACCATCTATGTTCGGTGTAGACTTTAGCCGTAACGTAGGTTTTGGTGATTTGACACCAAGTAATGGTAGTGATTTATTGGGTCCTACATTATCTACATGGGGTTCTCTTGCTGACGTAGCTAGAAACAGCCATGATTGGAGAGATGTAGTTGCTGGTGTTGGTCATTCATTATCCCCACAACTTGGTAACGTATACCAAGCGTATACAGGTAATATGCGTGACTGGAAAAATGCGGAAGATAAAGGTGCTTATACACCTGCTGAACGCATGATGAAGTTAATGGGCTTCAGACCTGCACGTGAGTCTGTAGAAAATGATTTAGCTTATAGACTTACTATGGCAAATCAAGAGTTAAAAGAAGGTAAAAAACAAGCAATCAATGATTTCTTGAGAGACCCTTCTGATGAAAACCGCAAACGCCTTAAAGACTTTGGTGTTACTGGTAAACAACTTAAAGATGCTAGAGACTTAAAACAAATGTCTGCTATTGACAAGGCTAATAAATACCTACCTAAGAAATCTTCTGTAGAAGCTGATAAGGTTAAGGAACAAGCTAATGTTTATAATACATTTGTTGACGGTATGTATGATGGATTGGAGGAAGAATAATGGCATTTTATACATTAAATGATATTGCGTATTTAGCCGCACACTGTAATGCGGATAAGGTTACTTTACATTGGAGTGGTGGGGGGTATGAAAATACCTCTCCCTACTACCACTTAAATATCCTAGGTGATGGTCGTGTATGGTCAGACTTTGATAGTTTTGATGTAGCTGGTAAACATACATGGCATCGTAATACAGGTAATATTGGTGTATCTATTCTCTGTTGTGCAGATGCAAGTGTAGATACAGAAGGTAATGTTACATGGGGTACTGTACCACCAACTGATGCACAAGTAAATAAAATGGCAATGATTGTTAAAACTATTGCAGATGCTAAGGGTTGGGAAATTGATAAAGAACATTTTAAAACGCATAATGACTGGGCAATTATTGATGGATATTCTATTCATGATGATGACCCTGATATGCGTTGGGATTTAATTGCGTTACCACAAGAAGATGGAGACGGAGGTGCTATTATTCGTGGAAAAGCTATCTGGTATCATTACCATCCTGAAGAATGTAAAGATTAAGATTTATATTATTATTTTAATTGCGTTATTTGCGTTCTGTGGGCTGTTTTATATACTCCATAGGCAAACACACGTGGAACCATCTACACCCACCTTACAGCCTAAAATAATGAACGAGAAGGCTACTGTAGGAACTAAGACTACCGTAGCTTACGTTCCAAAAGAGCGAGAGTTGGTTTACGTTAATAATGTACCAACGTATGTCAAAGAAGATACAGATGTAGAAGCTAATATTGAAAAGCCTGCTGTTACAGTTAAAGTAAATGGCAAAAAACAAAAGTTTGATTTACAACAAAATGAAACACAAAAGTTTGAAGATGGTAAAGTAGTATTAGACCAAAAGTCTACTGTTGAATTTGACATTAAAGTACCAGAACGTCATGAACTTGATGTATACGGTCAAGAAGAATTCCGTGCAGGTAAATTCCATAGCCAAGTTGGTATTGATAAACACAACGGTAAGTTAGTATACGGTGCTAAATATGATATTACCGACAAAGAGCCTATTTATTATGTGCGTTACAATCTCGTAAAAATGTACACCAATTAAACATTTGACAAATTGATTTTTATATGTTACTATTACTATAGACATAATTATTTCCTCCTCAGCGTGGTCAGGGGTGGGCTTGACGGCTCGCCCTCGGCTGTGCTACAATCCTCACAAACCCAGCAACGGTGCGTGCTCAGCAAAGGTGTTGACAACCGAACGCTAGGGTGCTACAATGTGAGTAGTGGTGGAGCCACAGAACTTGCTCTACCGAAAGGAGAAAACTATGGCAAAAAGAAATTTTGGCGTATCAATGTGTGGTCGTATGGAATACACTCGCAGAAAACCAAGAAAAGCGTATTGTAAAAATTGTATACATTGTTTATTGACTGAACATGGTACAGAAATGTACTGCAAAAAATATAAAAGATTTAAGTCAATAAGACAATCAAAAAAGCCATCTTGTTTAGTAGCAAGATAGCACTCTATATGAGCAGAGGTGGACCTGTAATGTGTACGGGCGGACAACGGTCTTGAAAACCAATATAGAAGCCGACAGGGACTGACATATAGACTAAATATACCAGTTGGTATCATATCGAGATAGTCGTTGACACTGCAAGCCGACTTTAAAAAATAACAGGGGGCGGACTCACCATTCCTCAATAGGGGCTGTTGGGCACGCCCTTTTGTCGTGCACTTTCCTAGATTTTGTCCCGTCGTAGATGGCAGTCGAAACAAACTCTTTTGAGTGGTAGATAAAGCTACACCTAGGCTACCTTGGTATTAACCATGAAGTTTCGATAGTATACCACAAGTATACGTTGCTCCCATGTATATGGGGGCAATACCTCGGCACTAACTTGGGCAGTCATCAAGTATAGAATACAGTAGATATTCACTAAGAAATATATAATACAATCAGCTACGAAGTAGCTACAAACGAAGTGCGTAGTAACAGATATACAGTAGATGCTCAACATTACTACCAATAAGTGATACAGTTGATTAGGTATTCATAACTGGTGCGTTCGCAGAATATCTTCACTAGCGTTCAGATATTGATTAGTTGGTAATACATATAAGAAAAAGAAAATACGAACAAAGATATTCCTTCTTGGTATTATCTACAACTACAGCAACTAACGATGTGAGTATTTCACTTAGCGTAGCGGTTATATAGTATCAGTATTTTAGGTATTTAAAACACTACCACTTAGAACGTAATAACATTACTACAACTTGGTATATAAAACAAAGAAGAATAACATTACTCAGCGTAATATTGAATTACACTTCGTAATACGTTATACTTAATAGACCCCTTTATGGGGTCCTTTTTTATTTGACAATTTAAGTAGTATATGATATAATACAATAAAGGAGGTATAATATGGATAGAGAAAAGTAATAAAAGATATTGAAAGTTATCATGAAAGTTTAGGTAATCAAAGTTGATTACCATTTTATATTGATAATTGTAAAACTGGTATTAGTTTAAATACTATTTCAGACTATGAATTATATAAAATTCGTGCTTATATGGAAGATGATTATGCAGATTTATAAGGAGGAAATATGAAAGGTTTTATTAATTGTTTAAAATGTGTAATATGTGCTATGATTGCTTTTATTGTGTCAGATTTGGCTGTAAATAATCCAACGTATAATGCAGAATATATAGTTAGGTTATTAGTTGTATTTTCTGTATATTTAATTACTTTACACTTAAAAATATGATTGAAGAGCATAAGCAAGAAATATATCGTTATATGATTGGTAATATTATTCTCAGTAATTGTGATATAGATAAATACGAGGTAATTATATGAATTTTACAGATTTACATAGTCATAGCTTTTATAGTAGGCGTGATGCGTATTCATCTTTAGAGGAGCGTATACAACGTGCTAAAGAAATAGGTTATTCAGCTGTATCTTTAACAGACCACGGTACTACATCAGGTTTGACTTCTCATTATTTAGCTTGTCAACAAGCTGGTATTAAACCTATTCTTGGTATGGAAGCCTATTTCTCTTATGATTTAGATATTAAAACACGTGATAGTTACCATCTTATTTTATTGGCAAAAAATACAGAAGGGTTATATAATCTGCGTAGATTATCTACATTTGGTGCGTATCATCATTATTACAAGCCTTTGATTGATTACAATGCATTAAGACAATACAGTAAAGGTATTATTGTAAGTACGGCTTGTGTAGCTGGTCCATTACGTAATGAATTACTACGAGATGAATTTATTACTACTATGACTGATATTTTTAAAGATGATTTTTATTTAGAAATACAGCCACATGATTTTCCTCTACAATGGGAATATAATAAAGTTGTAGAAGAACTTGGAAAGCAATATAATATTCCTATCATCGTTACTGGTGATAGCCATTATGCTTATCCAGAACAAATGCAAGCTCATCGTGATTTTCTATTATTAGATAGAACTTTAGCTGATAAGAAAGCTCAAATCGACGATGCTTATACAGAAAAAGCTAAAGAAAAATATCAAGAAGAATATAATCACATGTTAGAATACTATGGTAGTCGTGATTATCATATGTGGACTATTAATGAGTTTAAGAAAGTAATTCCTAATCAAGAATACTACGATAATGTTGGTAAAATTATTGATAAATGTAATGTAGAAATACCATTTGGAGAAAACCATTATCCTGTATTCCCTGTCAAAGACCCTGCTAAATACGTAAGAGACCATTGTGCAGATGGATATAAACTACATCGTATTGCAAAGAAAGAAAATAAAGACGTATATGTTAATCAAATTAAGCATGAATTAGATATTCTAACACAAGTAGATTACAATAATTACTTCTGTATTATTCATGATATGTTACAATGGGCACGTAAAAATGGTATGCGTACTGGTGCAGGTCGTGGTTCTGTTTGTGGTAGTTTAGTAGCTTATTTAATGGGTATTACAGAGATTGACCCTATTCAATATAATCTCGTATTTGAACGATTTACTAATCCAGAACGTGTAACGCCATGCGATATAGATTGTGATTTCCAACAAAGTCGTAGACAAGAGGTTATCAAATATATCCAAGATAAATACGGCTATGCTTATCCTGTTAGAACATTTGGCTTTTTAGGACCTAAAGCGGCAGTACAACATGCAGGTAGAGTACTTGGTCGTAAAGCATCTGATATGACTGCTATATCTAAAAATATCAATGATATTGCTGATATTAAAGATAAAGAGGTTAGAGATATGGCTAGTACATCTGTCAATCGTTTGGTCAATTATGGTACTCATGCTAGTGCAATAGCAGTATTCCCTAACGACCCTTCTCAATGGTGTGCAATAGAATATCAAGACGGTCAATATGTAGCGGCAGAAGATTTTCATATTTTAGAAAAGCAAGGTATTCTCAAATTAGATATTCTTGGTTTGGCTACATTAGATATTATTGATGATGTACTAAAGCGTGTAAAAGATTGTGATATACATTCAATTCCATTACAAGATGATAAAACGGCACAATTACTACAATCTGGTAATACGACTGGTATATTTCAAATTGAGTCTGATGTAATGACTAATATCGTTACTAATATCCATTCTAAGAGTGTATATGACTTGGTTGATACTGTGGCTATAGGTAGACCGGGTGTATTAGATGTAGGTATGGATAAAGTATTTATTGCACGTAGACAGGGTAAAGAACCAGTTACGTATTTACATCCTTTACTAGAGCCTATTTTAAAAGATACCGAAGGTGTTATATTATATCAAGAGCAGATTAATGTATAGTCGTTTATAAAAGAGATTTTATAAATTATTATCGGGCAAAATCGGTGAACCCTAAAATAGTTTCCATTAAAATTTTGAAAGGAGGTGAAACAATGAAAGGACCTAAGACAAAATTTGGTAATACTTTATATTTCCAAAATATAGACACAGAAGAGAAAGCGTATTATCTTGGTTATTTAATGACTGATGGAAATGTTAGTATATACAATGGTCAATATTGTTTAAAATTAGTATGTAAAATAGAGGATAGAGAGATAATAGATGGATTTTTATTTGCTATTCAATCTGAAAATAAGCCATATATCTATAAAACTGGTGATAAAGAATATATTCGTGTAATTTTGTCATCAGTGCAAGCTGTGAAAGATTTAATAAAATTAGGAGTAATCCCTAAAAAATCTGGATTTGAATGTATACCTGATATTAACCCTAGCTTAATAAGACATTTTATTCGAGGATTTTTTGATGGCGATGGTATTGTATCAACAGGTAAGTCTGGCTCACGCAGTGGATTTATAGCTCCCCATCAAATGTGTTATGATATTATGCAATTAATTGGAGTAGATGCAAAAATAATATCTTGCAAAACGAATGTCGATAAAAGTTATTTTCTAGTAGGCAAGAAAAAATCAAAGGTTCTATTTGATTATTTATATACAGATTGTAGTATCTTTTTACAACGCAAAAGAAATAAAATGGAAACTATCATTGGGAATACCGAGGTAAGTAAATAAGGTAAAACTATTTGCCACCGTAACGAGTAGGCGGTGAAACTCTATTTGAGAATATAATCCGCCCACGAGTGTCCGACAAGCTAGAGTTGCTCCCTAGCCTTTTATGGTATTCCATAACTGCCTCCGTAAAGACGAGGTTGAAAATGTATTCTGAACTTATAGGAAACTATAAGAAGTATAGGATAAAGAGCCTATACGATAACAAATTGTATGCAAATTGTACAAGCATTAGCTGGATATACAATGGGTGAGGCTGATATTCTTAGACGTATTATTGGTCGTAAAGAATTAGATAAAATTAATACAGCTGTAGATGAATTTGTAAGACGTGCAGGTGAAAAAGGTATCAGTGAAGATGTAATTAGACCTATTGCAGAACAAATGATTGCCTGTGGTTCTTACGTATTTAATAGAGGTCATAGTGCAGCATATGGTTTAACTGCATGGCGATGTGCTTATTTAAAAGCTCATTATCCAGAAGCCTATTACGCATCTATTCTTGATATGAATTTTGGTGATAAAGAAAAGTTATCTGTGTTCATCAATGATGCTAAAAAGCATGGTATTAATATTATACCACCTGATATATATGGTGATATAACTTGTACTACTGGTAAGAATGTTGTGTGTTTAGGTTTAGGTGCAATAGCAGGATGTAGTAATTTAAAATCATTTACGCCTGAGCGTGGTAAAACATTCTTAGAACTCAACCAAACAATGAATATGACACAACTCAAAGGTTTAATTTATAGCGGTGCTATTGATGATGGTGGTGATAGAAATGATTACATGCAATACATAAAATGGTTGAAAGACAAACGTAAATCTAAAGGTGAATACGTATTTGATAGTAATCATAAAGATAATCTTAGTAAAGGTGCAATGGAGTTAGCTGTATTAGGTTATACGTTCCATAGTATCTTTGACGAATACGATACAAGTATTTGCGTAGGTAATGTTAAGCCTGCGATTATATTATCTGTTACTGCACGTAAAACCAAAAAAGGTAAACCATATGCATTCCTAACTGCACAGACACCTACAGGCGTGGAAAAATTAGTAACCTTTGAAGTTGATTTTACTATGTTTGTCAAAGGAAATGTATACGCACTACGAATTAGGGACGGTGTGGTGGTCGATGCCTGCTCAGTGAACCGCTTGACAGCCTGAGCGAGTGGTGGTAGACTGAGGTTGTCCACGAGGGGATAGCCTCCCCGAACATTTATTTTATTCAAGAAAGGATAATACTATGAAAGAAAAAACAGTAGAACAAATCTTTGAAGAATTAAGAGAACCTTTCCCGCCACAGGATATTCAATGGCGAATTGGACAGAAATCTAAAGACGGTAAGAAAGCTATGGTATTACCATATGTAACTAATCGTGCGATTATGGAACGTCTTGACCAAGTAGTTGGTGTTGGTAATTGGTTCCCAGAGTTTAGACCAGTAGATGCTGGTGGGGAACATGGTATGATTTGCCGATTAACTATCGTTATTAATCTTGGTGATGATTTAGGTTGGCGTACATTAACACGTGAAGATGGTGCAAGCAATACTAAGATTGAACCTATTAAAGGTGGTATTTCTGATAGTATGAAACGTGCGGCTGTACAATTTGGTATTGGTCGTTATTTATATAATTTAAAAGAAAGTTGGGTTACACTTGGAGACTATAATCGGTTTGACCCTCCTAATTTGCCTATTTGGGCTTTACCTAAAGGTTTCGCAGGGGCACAAGTACAAGGCACGGACGTTGAGTTGTATGACTCACGAGAAACAAGCACGGCTACATCTGCTCCTACATTTACACAAGGTAAATATGCGAATAAAGCGATTTCTGAAGTAAGTGATATACATTATTTACGTTGGGTAGTAGAACAATCTAAGTTTAGTGCAGATACTAAGAAGGCTTGCCAAGAAAGATTAGGTGAATTAAATGGTTAAGGAATTAACTATTGATTTAGATATTCTACATACTCATAGATTGTCTATGGCATTAGTTCATGCTTTCATTCGTAAAGAAGCTGATGAGCGTGGGTATGTAATGGCTGGCAAAAAATTTATCAAAATAACTTGTGATGAAATCGCAGATGGTATTAATCTAAATAGGTTTACAGTGTGGCGTGCTCTTTCGTCATTAGTTGAACATGGTTATGTTGAACGCATTAAACTTAAAGGCTCACGTTATATTTCTTATGCGGTGATATAATGACAAAGAAGTTTAACATTTTTGATAGAATAACTAGGTTATATATGGAAAAATGTTCTACTGAACCTATATTTGTTAATAGGAGGTTTAATCCCTCCTATTTCAAATTAAGGGCTCATTTCTATAAACAAGATGAAAATACTCTTGAAAAGTTATTGCGGTATTTAGAGGATAAACCAAAGAAAAGCATTATGACACTTACAGAAGTATATCAAGATGCGGAACAATATAGGTTGTATCGTATTAAAAAACATAACGAAAAAGAAATGAAATCGGTAAAATTAGAACGTGCTGACACTTATAGCTTAGATGATGTATTAAATTTATGAGGTGTATATGAATATTACGGAAACTATAATCCAGCAAGTGGATATTATAGATTTCATTGGTAAATATACTAACCTGCACCAGAGTGGTCGATACTGGAAAGGTAAATGTCCTTTACATGAAAGTGATGATACGTCAGAAACACTAGTAGTATTCCCTGATACTAATTCATTCTATTGTTTTAGTTGTGAATGTGGTGGCTCTGTAATTAATTTCTTATCTGATAAAGAAAAAGTTAGTTATCGTGCAGCTACAGAATTACTCGCAAAAGAATGCAATATTAGTTTAAAGGATAACAAGGAATACCAGCTTGAAGCTAGTGAAGAAATGCGTTTCACTAGGGAAGCAGATATGTATCACAAAAATGTTGGTGCCATTGGTGAATATCTAGCCAAGCGTGGTTTAACTAATAGTACAATTAATGACTTTAATTTAGGGTTCCATTCTGATTGTCTAACAATTCCATTACGTAATGAACATGGTCAATATGTCAGTATGGCAATTAGACAATTTAATAAAAAGCCTAAATATAAGAATACTCCTAACAGTATTCTATATAAGAAGTCCTCTTTCTTGTTTAATCTTGATTTAGCTAGAAAGAAAATCAAAGATAGATTATACGTATGTGAAGGTTATATGGATGCTATGAGTGGTCATCAAATGGGTGAACCTACTGTAGCGTATTGTGGTAGCGAATTACATAGAGACCAGATTAGAAAACTAGCAGGCTTTATTCGTAAAGAAATTACGATTGTAATATGTCCTGATAATGATGAAGCTGGTGTAAAACATTTACCACGTACTAGAGACCATTTCCAGTCTATGTTACCAAAGGCTAGCATACGTGTATTAATTATGCCTGAAGAATGTAAAGATATTAATGATTTACTATGTGCAGGTTATGAATTAGCTGATTTACCTACAGAGCATATTGATATTTTTGTTATCAAACAACTTGTAAAACGATATAAAACTATTGAAGAACAATATGTAGTTGCAGAGTCATTCCTTAAAACAATACGTTCTCCTATGATTAGAGCCGAAGCTATTCAAGCATTAGGCGAAATTTGGAACCGTGATGTATCTGACTTGAAAGCATACTTTGATAGTGGTGTATCATCTGAACAAGATTTATTAGAAACATTACACGATGCTTCTAGTAGTCTTAATCAATTAAGAGATATTTATAAACGTGGTACATATCCAACGCATTTCCAATTATTAGATAACTGTATTGGTGGTGTATCAAAAGGACAAGTATTCTTAATTGGTGCGTATTCATCTAGTGGTAAATCTGATATTGCTATTGAGTATATCTTACGACAGATAGTCCAGAATAAAGCTAACGTAGTATTCTTTAGTTTAGAAATGCCACGTGGTAAAATTATGGAACGTATCGTATGTAAAATACTGAAAAAACGTATATCAGAAGTTAAAGAATTGATTATACAAGGAGACCCTTTGGTCAATCAAGTACTTGACAAAATAGGTAAAAAGTTATATATTGTAGATGAGAACAATTTATCTATGCATGATATTGAGCGTTATATTAATACTATTAACACTCGTAATATTATGGAAGGTGGAGTTGATGTTATCGTTGTTGACTACTTTACCTATTTAAAAGGTGCAGGTGATTACGATGGTGCGAGTGAACAAGCCTTAATGATGAAGGGTATTGCAAAACGATACAATGTTATTTTCACTATGTTATCTCAACTTAATCGTAGTGGTAATACGTATGAAGAACCTACAATGAACCAGTTAAGAATGACTGGTGATTTAGAAGCATCTGCTGATTATATCCTGATGATATGGAGACCTGATAGGGCACCTAATTTGTCACTAGAGAAACAGCAAGAACTTCGTAATATTACACGATGTAAAGTAGAGAAAGCACGTGATGGCATGAGCGGTCCACCAATGTTTGAACTAAAGTACAATGTAGAGACTTGTAGATTAGAAGAAGTGTTGACAACTGATTAATAATATGTTATTATATATAATATAAGGAGGCTATTATGAAAGATGTAAAATCAATTCAAGAAGAATATCAAGAGAAGCCATACAAAAGAACTTTTGATGATAAAGATTATGGTCCGACAGGCTCTCAATTAGAATGGATGCGTCGTAATAATCGTAATTATATTGATTTTGGTACTACTTGGACATTTGGTCCACCTGATTTTGAATATTAGAATAGAGGTGATGATATGACAGTTAGACAGTTAATCAACGAATTGATGGAATACCCATTAGATATGGTAGTGCAAGTTGAAATTTATAATGATGGGAAACATTTACGAAGTTCTGTTGCTGATACATATCGTGATTATATGAGTGAGGAATATCCTTACGTTGCAAGAGAACACTTTGTTTTAATATATGGAGATGATGTATAATGCATACGCATATATTTAAAAGAACGATGGCAGATGACAATATTAATGAACTAAAACGGGCTTTGAAAGACCCATTAATGTTTATTGATTATCCAATTAGCTTTGCTAAAGAGGTTGGCGAGTATATAACTAATGACAATGATAACTGGTCTACTTATATCACAAAGGTATTTGAGTGTAATGATGGTCGCATTATTCTTGTAGAATATAGCCATGTTATTGGTCATATAGGACCTCAAAATATTAAAGTATATTTTTATAAAGAGGATAAAGATGCCATACACACTATATAAATGCCCTGATGGCGAATTAACTAATATCAATGATTGCCTTTCTAAATGTAGACTATGTGGTGAATATGACAGTAACGGAGAACTATGGGTGCCTGCTGGTAGGTGTATGAGTTTACAAACATTACGTGCTATTTCAGAGCAACGCAAATGGACAGGTAAACCATCCACTACTCAGTTATTAAAAGGTACACGTGAAGTATTCTTAGAACTCACTAAATTCTATCATATTAGTCCAAAGGACTCTGTATTCATGTTATTTGGTACAGAAGTACATGGTGGCTTAGAAAGTCATATTGGCAACGAACATGGTGAAGTTGCAGAAATACGTATCGAAGATGATTATTCAACTGGTGCGTTTGACTATTACACACCTGAAAATGGTGGAACATTAGTTGATACTAAAACTTATGGTAGTTATAAAGCAGCTCACACTCTTGGATATTATATGAAGAAAGAAGAAACTGACTACATCTATAAGTCTGGTGCTAAGAAAGGTCAGAAGAAAACAGTTAATGTTTTATACAAAGATGGTCCACATTTAAGGTTTGACTTAGCAGTACAGCTAAATGATTATCGTATGAAAATCGAAAAGAAACTCGGTTTACCAGTAGCTAATATGTGCTGTCAAATTTTAGTACGTGATGGTAATACCCACATAGCAACTAGCCGTGGTATTACAGAACCAAGTTATTTAGTCCCGATTAATAAAATCTCAGATATTTGGGTCGAAAGATATATGAGAAAGAAAAGTCAGGACTTAATATATGCGTTAGAACATAACGTATTACCTCCTCCATGTAGACATAGGGAAACATGGGGTGGTAGAAAATGTAAAGATTATTGTAATGTATGGAATTTTTGTGAAGAAGGAAGGAAAGCACATGGAATTCAGTAAAGGTTATTTGAAAGTAGTTACAAACAAAACAGGTTATGAAGTTGATATTGATGGTATCACCCCTCAAGAATTAACAGTAATTTATTCTAATATTATTGCAAAACACTTTGGTGTAAGTGCAGAAACATTTATGGACGTAATGCTCACTCACCTAGAAAAAACTATTGATGATATTGAAAGTGAACCAGTATACGAAGACCCTAATGAAGCTGGTTATGATGCATTCACTGGTGAACCTATCGAAGACAATGATTTTGAATGTGATTGTGAGTTAGGTATTTGTTATGATACAAATGGTGATGAAGTTGCATTTGAAGATTTGCCTGATGAAGTACAAGCGATGTTATTAGCAGTATCTAAGGAGCTATAATGGAAACGAAAGATTTTACTAATAAACTTAATACGATTATCGACCTATTCGTAAAAAAGAGTGAACAATACTCTGACGGTAAAGATATTCTATCTGCTTTCCGTAAAGCTGGTTTAGTTCACGGTGATGGTAGTGTAAAATCTATGTTTGACGCTATGTTAGTTTATAAAGGTAAACATGATTTAGCATTAGCTGAACATGGACTATCATTACCTGATGCACAAGAACGACTACATGATATTATTGTTTATTGCGTATTAGGGAGTTTGATGATTGACGAAATGCAAAGTAAAGACAAATTGCAATGTTCCAAAGGATAGTTGTTGGTATTGCGATAACTATAATTTATATCAACCAAAAAACCCTAATATTTTATCACCACGTCAAGAAGAACAAAAACTTGAATACAAGTTAGCTAAAAAGGTTAAGAAGCAGTCTACAGCAAGTAAAAGAGGAAAAGCTAACCGTCGCAACGGTAGAAAAGCAGAAAATGATTTGCTTAAATATTTACAATCTCTACATCTTACAGTACATGCGGTACCTGCTTCTGGTGCCTTTAAACTAACAAATGCTATTAAAGGCTACGGAGATAGTGAAATAGCTAAGCGTATGTCAGGTGATTTAAAATGGGATATTGGAGATAAAATATACACTATTGAAAGTAAACGTGATGTAAATACAGATGGACTATATAAGAAAGCTGAAGATGGTCCTATTCATTATACAGGCTTTGCTTATATGTTGCGTCAAGATTTATTTGAAGCGTTAATCAATAAGGTGGAGTTTGGTGATGCAATTCCTAAAGAACCTAAAGGTCTTAAAAAAATTGAAAAATATTTTAATCAGGATAATAGTGATATGGTTGTAATTAGTAGACCGTATCTACCTAGATTATTTTTTATTAAAGAGGAGTTATACGATGCCATCAAAAGAGAAACAGTACTTTAATATTACACTAAATGACGATATTGTGAGCTTTGACACGAATATCAAAAACGCTGGTATTTTGATGAAAGTAATTGCATCCACAAATGCGGCTACAATTGATATTGTAAATCGTGCGACTAATCGTGATGATGCAGCTGAAATTTTAGTAAGTGAAACATTGGATGCATTAGAAGAAATGATTAAAAAAGGTGGTGAAGCTGATGAAAGTAATTAATGAAACATTTGATAAAATCCTAGATTGCCAATCCATCTTTATCTCTGCTGTGTATGATGATGAAGACAAAAACCTTATCCTAGGTTATAACGTAAAAGGTTCTTTATCTAATGGTCGTACAGAAGTAATTGCTAAATTTACAAGCAAAGAAGAGGCTAAATCTCTTATCCAACATTTAACTGTAGATTTAGATGTATGTACTAGACCTAGTTATTTTAAAGAAAGACCACAGGCGTAATTATGGTGCAATACGAAGACATTAAAGAGTTATCTGATGAAATTAGTGATATGTATAAAACACTACAAGATAATGATGCTGACACTGCATTTTATTTAATGAAAGAGTCATCCCTTTTGTTACCAAGTTTTGAAGAATTATCTCATGAGTTACTTAAATTATTAAGTAATTTAGAAAAAACTGCTAAGGCGACACAGGCTAAAGTAAGTAGAGAAAGTTCTAATAAGGTAACAGAGGGGGACCGTATTGCTATATCTGACCCAGTTGTATTAGATGTATGGAAAAATTATGCTGATGTACAATACAAACAACGGTTAGTACAAACACAAATTGACTTTTTGAAACGTATTTATTTTGACTGCAAACTTATATACGAAAATGTATGCAGACAAAACCGGTCAGTAGTTGGAGAAAAGTTGGTGGGTAGAGCATGACGCAAAGAGAATACGATTATATAAGTTCCTGTTATGAAGTACCTTTTATTCAGTTTTGTATGGAAGAAGCAACTAAACTTCATATTATTACAGGACAAAAGGTTCACTTAATGTGTGATGCTGTACAAATGCAAGCATTAGTATTAACATATGATGGGCAGGTGTTAGGCAAATATGAGTTCTAAAAATAGAGAAATTAAACTAGGCACACATATTAATACACCTGATGGTGAAATACGTATTGGCTTAGTGAAGTATGACCCAAAGAAAGATGAATATTTTTATTCAGTCTTTGGTAGTAAATCGAAGTGGTATCATGAAAAGGATGTAACAATATGCGAAACACAACCGAAAGCAAGAAAGAGAAAATCGTCAACTTTATCAAAAAACACAAAGAAACATTAGAAGAATTTTTTAATGTTATCTTTTTTGGCTTTATAGCCATCGTTTTTTATATTCTTAATTTAGACATGCCACGTGGCATCCAAACGATGCTATGTATTATTTTATTCTATACACTATTAGGTCAGTGCTATTCTACACGTGCATATTATATGGCTAAAGAATTAAAAGAACAAAAAGAACAGGAGAAAAAATAATGTTGATAGCACAAGAAGAAAATGTAGTAAGATTATTACGACAAATGAAAGACCAAGGTTTTACTGATTTTGTTGTATTAGATGGGAACCTTAATATTTTTGGAGAAAATGTTGAAGGTCAAATTGTTCATCTACCGAAAACAATTATGAGTACTTTGTGCACGTTTTTATTGCCTCACAAACCTCCATATTCTATATCTAAAATTATTGCTGATATTGAACATGACTATGTTGGTCCTGACAAAGGATTTAAGTGGTTTGATTGTGTGCATAAACCAAATAAACTTCGTTTTCGTGAAAGTAAACTAGGTGAAATGGTGTTTACAATGAATGGTATTGTCCGCTGTAATAAAGGTGATAAAATTATCATCGGTGTAAATGGTGAACAATATCCATGTGATAAAGAAATTTTCAAATTGTTATATGATGAGGTGTAATATGCAAATAATTAAACGTGATGGAACACGACAAGAGTATTTAGGCTCCAAGATTGAAAAAGCAGTAGAGCAAGCAATGTTCGCTACATATATGGTAATGGAACCTACTATGTTAGCAGAACCATTCCAAGTATCTTTACACGTTTGGGATGTTGTAAAAGATTTGAAACGTGATATTTCTATTAGTGAATTAGAAAAAATCATCTATCGTAAATTGAATGATGATGGATATTCTGACGCCGCTATTAATTACATCGAATACAAAACAAAACGTGATATTGCACGTAGTAAACATAAACTCACTCAAGAGTTCTTAGATAAATACCCTGATTATCCAGAAGAAATGGATGAATTGGCTAAGTTTGTTTATATTCGTACATACTCTCGTTGGTTGCCAGATAAGAATAGACGTGAAACGTGGAAAGAAACTTGTGCTCGTGCTATTAATGGCAACTGTTCCTATTTACCTACAGAAGATGGTGAGCCTGAAAAACTATTCGATAATATGTTTAATTTACGTCAACGTGTTTCTGGGCGTATGTTATGGATGGGTGGCACTGAAGCATTAGAAAAAACACCATTAGCGGCGTATAACTGCTCTGGTATTGTAATGGATAGTATTCGTTCATTCCATGAATTATTCTATCTATTAATGGTTGGTACTGGTGTTGGTTGCCGTGTATTAAAAGAAGATATTGCTAAACTCCCACAATTTGATACATCTAAAAAGTTATACCACGTTAAAACACCTGTCCCACAAGGTACATTATTAGAACATACTAAAGTATCTAATTACGGTCATAGTGTCATTATTACAGTAGGTGATAGTAAAGAGGGTTGGTGTGAAGCATTAACTGCATATCTTAATACTATGGCTGATAATACAACTAAATCTATTTCTATTGATTATAGTTATATTAGACCTCAAGGTGCTCCTTTAAAAACATTTGGTGGTTATGCAAGTGGCTATAAATCTTTACAGGAAATGTTTGAAAAACTTAACAAGATTATTGTTAAAGAAAGCACTAATGGAAAACTTCGTCCATTAAATGTTGCTGACATGTGTAATATCGTTGGTCAAAACGTAGTAGCTGGTGGTACACGAAGAACAGCTGAACTTATCCTATTTAGTCCAGATGATGAAGAAATGCTACATGCTAAAGAGAATTTAGACCCAGAACATTATTTCCGTTATATGTCTAACAACTCTATGTATTTAGAAGAAAAGCCTAGTCGTGAGCAATTAACAAAGATTATGAAGTCTATTAAAGAGACGGCTGAACCGGGATTTATAAATGTGCAAGCGGCAAAAGAACGTAGAGCAGATTTCGCTATTGTCAACCCTTGTGCCGAAATTATGTTGCCAAATAAGGCTGTATGTAATCTTACCAATATCAACGTATCTAAATTTATTGACGAACGTGGTAATGTAATGATACCACAGCTTAAAGAAGCATGTAGATTATCTGCTCGTGCTTGTTATCGTTTGACAGAGCCTGAATTAGAACTAGATGGTTGGAGTGAAATTCATCATAGAGACCGCTTAATTGGTTGTTCTATTACAGGTTGGCAAGATGCTGTAGCTGGCACTTTAAGTAAATCTGACCAAGAAGCATTACTAATGCTAATGAAAATGTGGGTTAACGATGCGGCTAATGAATACGCAGATGAAAATCATCGTCCTCGTCCTGTGTTGTATACTACAGTACAACCAGATGGTACAGGCGGATTAATTAGTGGTTGCTCCGCTGGTGTTCATTACAATCATGCCCCATATTATTTCAGACGTGTACGTATTTCTACTAACTCTCCGTTATATCAAGCTGTTAAGTATTTAGATGGTTGGCAAATTGATAATGAAGTTGGTCAAGACGATGATGGTAATACAAAGGTGATTACATTTCCTTGTAAGTCTAAATCTACTATTACTAAGTACAATGTATCAGCTATTGAACAATTAGAACAATATAAAATGATGCAGAAATTCTATGTAGACCATAACACATCTATTACTGTTACAGTTAAAGATGATGAATGGGATGATGTAGTAGATTGGTTAGATAACAACTGGAAATATGTAGTTGGTATTTCATTCTTGTCTCTAAATCAAGATTACTATCCTTTGATGCCTTATGAAGAATGTACCAAAGAACAATACTTAGAATTAAAATCTAAAATGGCACCGCTTGACCCAAAATTAGTCAATAAATATGAATTTGAACTACAAACTGTAGGTAAAGATTTTGAAATTGATGAAAGTGGCGAATGTGAGGACGGTCATTGTCCAGTGCGGTAGCTTTGCTCAGCGAGGGGTTGACAGCCGACCCCTCTTTGTGCTACACTAGAAGCATAGGAGGTAGCTATGAAACATTTATTTAGAGCAAAAGATACTCATGGAAAATTAGTATATGGTGATGTTGTATATGGTACCCCATATGACACATATGATGAAAGATTAGAGGAAGATTACGCTCATCTATTCATCACAGATTTACGTTATTATGAACGATGGGAAGTTGTATTCGATGAAGATGGATATGCTGATGATGAGTATTATCCTGATTGGGATATAGACATGGTTGATATTGATTGGAATACACTAGAATTTAATTTGAACGGAAAGTGGATAAAATACGAGGTAGAACATGAGAGTAGCATTGATTAATCATACACCATTAGCTATACCTGTCCATGCTATGGGACAGTGTTATGGCGTGAACACAACAGAACAATCTTTGGTTCGTGCAGTAAGCTCTGGTCATTTATCGTTATTAGAACATGCATATGCATCTTTTGATATTGAAATGTCTCAGAAATGTCTAGCACAAATCACACGTCACAGACAATTATCTTTTACGGTAAAATCTACACGTGGTACAGATTTTAGCAATAGTGGGTATTTTAATTCTCAACTGCATGATTGGTCTGGAATTGTAAATGCAACATTAATTGCCAATGGCATGAATAAAATTATTGAAGAACAAATTAAAAAATACCAAGAACTCATTGAAGATGGTGTTCCATATCAAATTGCTGGATATGTATTGCCATTAGCCACAAATGTAACAATGACAGTAAGTGGCAATCTTAGAGCTTGGTTAGAGTATTTGCCTAAGCGTTTATGTAAACGTGCCTCTCCTGAACATCAAGCTATTGCACGTAGTATTTACATACAATTGAATGAAATATATCCTAATATTATTAATTTAAGTAATATGGGCATGTGTGAAGGTTGTAAGGAAACTTCTTGTGATTTTACATCTCATAAAAAACAACCTAAGACACCTGTAAGAAAGGAACTAACATGGAAACATTAAGTATAATCATCGTAAGTATTTTGTCGCTATTAACAGTTATGTGTGCAATCTTAACGAAAGTACTATCTGTATTCACTATTGTTGGTGGTGTGTGTTGGTTATTAGGATTGTTTGGTATCACTGGTATGACAGTCGTATGGTTGTTTATTGGCACTGTTGTTAGTGGGTTGAGCATTTTAATCTTACCAATTCTTATTGCAGTGATTGCTGAATTTGGAGGTAATAATGGAGCCGATAATTAGCCCTTGGATGATATATTTTATTGGCATTGCAGATAGTATTAGGCAAACGTCAAATATGTTGGCTTTTATTTCGTCTTTGTGTTGTATAGTTAGCCTTGGTTTTTATACATTCCATGTTGTTAATATGCCATATATTATAGATGATAAAGAACGAGAAGCATATACTAAGCTCGTTAAAGCTAGTAAATTAGCATCGAAATTCCTTGGTATTTTATTTGTAACAACTCTGTTGTTATCAGTATTTGTTCCAAATAAACAGGTGTTAATTAGCATGGCTGTAGCTAATATTGTAACGCCTGAGAATATTCAAGGTGCAAATGATTTCGTAAAAACTAATGTACAAGATTATATTAATATGATTGTCGATGGTATTAACAAGGTAAAATAATGAAATCACTATTTAGAGCAAAGAAAAATAACGAATGGGTATATGGCACAGTACATGTAGACCAACAAGGTGTTGCTCATTTCTTATCACCATCCGCTATACGTAATCTTGGTGATTACGAAAAAGGTGAATTGCCAGAAATGATTTTTAAAGTAGAATATATGGCAGTTGAATGGGGTACACTTGAAATTAATATAGGTACTAAATATATACCATATGATATTAGTAATCCTAAGAATAGGATTGGGGGTGGCTGATTTGAGTTCTTACCTTTCAGAGTATTTTGATACAATACAAAAAATTAACGAATATTATCGAACAAATAAACCAGTAGATAATATCGACCAGTTATTCAATAAAGCTGAATTTCTACGTTCCGCATCAGAAGATATACGCATTGCAATGTATACCACGTATCATAGTATAGATAGTATGGATGATGATTACGCTATAGAAGGGATGCGACACGGCAAACTATCACGTGATGGAACACAAGTTGTTTTATCTTACGAAGATGACGGTATTGTTAATATTGCATATGAATGTCAAATACCACAATCAATTATAGACTTGACATTCGCTGATAGGCATGGTAAAATACAATCAGAAGTTACAGTTATAGCTTTTATCCAGCGTGTTAATACATTGTTAGCTCGTGATACAGAATATCAAAAGAATAGAAAGGGGTATCTAAATGAGCAATACGGAAAAGAGTGTGTACAATACGATACAACAGAAACCGATGAAGTACAATGTAGCTGTATTCACTAATCTAATTGAAACAAAGAAAGAAATATATTTAAGTAAACGTGATTATTATGCAGAAGAAGATGATTTCCTAAACATGAGGTATTACGAAGCCAAAGCAGATGCTTGTAGGGAATTACTGCGTACTATTTCCGAAACTTTTTAGAGAGGATGATTTTATTAAACAGGTAAGATTATTTATTATCACAACAATCTTGGCAATGTTGCCACTTATTACTTTTGCATATCCAGTTAATGTAGAGCTTACTGCTTATACACATACTGGGTCTGTAATGGCTAACGGTGAATATCCCTATGTAGGAGCCGTTGCATCTAATGACTACCCACTTGGCACTACGGTGTATATTAATGGTAATCCATACACGGTAGCAGATAGAATGGCAGATGGTGTATATGGGGTTATTGATATTTTTGTAGATAGCTACGATGAAGCTATTAATTTTGGTAGACGATATACCACAGTTTATATTAATTAAGGAGTAAAACATGAACAAAGTAATTCTCGAAGGCGTTATGGCTCGTAATCCTCAAACCAAAGAAGTTGGTTCTGGTAAAGTATGTAACTTTACTGTTAAATGTGTTGACGAAGTAGAAGTAAAAGGTGAAACTAAACAGTTTACATCTTTTGTTAATTGTGTAGCATGGGATGAATTTGCTGACCAATACGTAAATGCAGTTGAAGGTGAACCTGTTAATGCAGAAGGTCGTTTGCAAACACGTTCTTATGAAAAGGACGGTCAAAAACATTACGTTACTGAAGTCAATATTAATAAATAGGAGGTTGTATGTTGCGAGGTTTTGAACGTGTATCTTATATTAAAAATGGTGTAGTACCAACACGTAAAACAGCCAGTTCCGCAGGATATGACATTTCCGTAGTACATGGAGGGGTCATCCCTCCTCATACTACTAAAGTGTTTGATACTGGTATTAAAGCGTTTATGAGACCAGATGAAGTGCTAATGATTTACATCCGCTCTTCTATTGGCATTAAACGTGGTTTAATGTTATCGAATTCGACTGGCATTATTGATGCGGATTACTATAATAACGATGATAATGAAGGTCATATTATGGTTGCATTATACAATAATACTGATGAAGAGGTAACTATTCAAGACGGCGAACGTGTTGCACAAGGTGTATTTTTACGTTATTATACATCTGGTGAACAAATTGAAACAGAGCGTAAAGGTGGTATAGGTTCAACAAATGGCTAAAGATTACGACCAATGGTATATTGATATTGTAAATGCAGCCGAAACACCTGAAAGAGGAATAATTACTGTCCGTAAATTAATGCAAAAACGTGAAGAATGGGAAGATGCTACAGCATATCGTAGAGATAAAAAATGGTTTTATAATACAGGACAACATGACAAAAATAAAGAAAAAGCAGAAATGGCTAACCCTAGTGAATATTTTGATAAACTTTCACGTACAGCTTCTATTAATAAGATTATGCAAGCGGTCAATTCATATGCTATGATGTGCAAACCAAAAATTTGGAAAGCGTTTTGTAAAAAAGTCTTAGCTGGTGAATACTATGTCAAACAAGGAGCGTATTCCAAAAAGAAAACTAAGGTACTTGATAATGGCTTAAACCATTTATTGCCTGAATTACGCAAATTTATATTGCTTTACATAGAACAAGACCCAACGATTGATGATGATGTAAAGGAGTACATTAAGCGTGTTAGCAAGAAAAATAAAAAGTCTAAACGATAGTTATGAAAAACATATTATGCAAGTACGTGTAGATGCAGAAAAGGGTGCGTTAGCCGTATTATCTGACGTACATGAGGGCTTAAATAATAGAAAACAATTACAAGAAGCAATTAATATGCTTGTTGAATTAGGTCCGAACTGTAAAGTTGTATTAGGTGGGGATAGCACAAATACTACTACAAAGAATTCTAAAGGTAACGTATTAGAAGAATGGTGTAGTGGTGATAAACAAGTATATAATCTTGTAGATGACATTAAGCCACTTTATGAAACAGGACAGCTAATTGGTATTATCGCAGGTAATCATGGTGCACGTGCGTATAACGAAGCATTTATTAATGTTGAAATGATGATTGCAAGTTTATTGGGCGACCGAAACTTGTATAAAGGTGAATTTGGTATTGTATACTTTAATGTAAACAAGAACTGTTACGTTCATCACATCTTACATAAACACAAAAAGGCTAAAAATCATTATGATTATTTTAATGCTGATGTAACATGGTATGAGCATTTTCATGAACCATATGCTGTACCTAAATTAGTAATTGAACATAATAAGTATGTTAAGAAACCAGTTGCTAAAGAGATTTGGGAATTGCATCAAGGTTCGTTCCAAGTATATCCTGATTACTGTAAAGCAAGTGGTATTCGCCCTACTGTTGGTGGCTTCTATATTGCTGAAATGAATGGTATTGAACACCAACGCCAAGTTATCCCTTATTTAGACCATCAGCTACAATCTCTAATTGAAAGGGGTTATTCTTTATGAGTTTGTTAAATACAGCTTTTATCAATGTTGGTTTTAAGACTTATATCCCCCTTGACAGTATCGACTATATTTTGGATAGTAGGGAACAACGATATAAACGTTTAGTAATTGCAATGAAAAAAGAAGGAATGATAAAACTAGATGCTACTAAACGAAGAAAATGTCGCAGTCTTATTGTTACCAAAGATAAGATGGGTATTTTATCTGCGTTCCCTCCAGAATACCTATTAGGTTTAAATGTAGATGATGAAATACAAAATAAACTATTAGAACAAGATAAAGTCGAAAAAGCTAAAGGCCGTATTCGTTATTATAAATGGGGGTATGAACATGGATATAAAACAGAGGAAGAATATCGAAGAGCGTGTGAAGAAGCCAAGACCCTCGGAATACAAGAAGAAACCGAAGCCTAGTGCTCAACAAGAATTATACGCTCGTGTCAAAGCTGAGACTGGTAATACAGCATTAGCTAAAGCAGAGGCAGGATATTCACCTAACTATCCTACAAAACTACTAGAACATACTGAGACAATGGAAATTGCCTTAGAAAAACAAAAACAAATAGTCCAAGATAAATTCATGAAACGTGCAGAAGAAATGGCAGACCAAATGTATCATTTAGCACTCAATGCTCGTTCAGACCAAGTGAAATTCCAAGCTACTAAAGACCTATTAGATAGAGCTGGTTTTGCTCCTGAACAGAAAACGATTAATGAAACACGTTTTACTACCATTGAGTCTCGTGTTACACAAGATATGCTCGCACGATTTAATCGTATTAAAGAGATTGAAGATTAAAAATGGACATAAAAAAAGCCCCAATTAAGGGGCTTATTTTTTTATCTATCTAACATACGTTCGATAATTTTATCGTCATTAATCAACGACTTCAGTTGTTCTTTAGCTAATTCGTATAGACCAATTTCTGTCATACCACGAACAATATCAAGTACTTCATCAGCTGGTAATCTTTCTTTAGCACATCGACGAACAATTTCTTTATGTACTTCAACACCAAGTAAAGCCAATTCATAGATTGTAGTATCTTTCGTAACAGAAGATTGTACACCATGGTTATCGTATTGGAATGTAGCACGAGCGTGAGTATCTTTCACATTAATAGCTTGTAGTTTTTCTTTTAAATTTGTTTCCATGTTATTATCCTTTCTCAAAAATATACTATAAATAATATAAACCTGTTATTTGATAATCACCGCCTTTCATTAAATACTATTAATTTCATTATAGATAATTGGGTCTTTACCATATGTATTATCCCAATCAGATATTTTCCGATTGATTTCTATAAATCTATCATGATACCATGCATCTCTATCAAATTTGATTCTAGTGAGTGTATCGGCATGGTGAATATCGCTTGCTAAATCAGCTCCAATTTCACAAGCAGTATATTCTTCAATATTATCATACATACTTGCTAAGGCATCCCTACAATCTTTTACTAAAGTATAAGGCACGCTTATATTAAATTTACTTTCAATTTCTGATAGTATATATTTTATACCACAATACAAGTGTTTATTGGTAAATTCGACACCATTAATATATCCTTGGAACTGATGTACAATTTTACTTTTCATATCGTTTCATTTTGCATGCATTACTGCATACCCTCCCATATTTACGTTCCTTAATCGGTGGTAATTTAACACCACATACTGCACAATGAGTAGCTGCTTTTGCACCAGCCTTTAATTTTTGCCCATCGTTAGCATGTTCTTCATCGTATTTTGCCCATTTAATATCAAACTTTTGTTGCCAAGTTAATTCATCTTTAGGTGGTTTAAAGGTTCTTTTTGTTTCTGGGTTTTGGCAATCATCACATAATACGCTGTTGCCATGTACTTTAAATAATGTATTACAACAATGACATTTTCTTTGCATTTAATCACTCCTTTAATTTTTCTTTATCATGTTGCATATACCCTCACTAAAAATGAAGCTATAGATGAACAAGAATTTGTATACATACTTGTATAAAACCTGTGTGTTTCATCTTTCCACTCAATTTGTTCATGTATATTATATAACCTATTTATCTTAGAAATTGAAGGATAGGGTTTAGTAATTGATTTTAATATGTAATGTTTAACAATCATTTTATCCTCCATTTCCACGATATAAATATACTTTATAAATATCACTAACACTATATGCAGTTAAATACATATCTTTCATGCTATATTCATACGGGTCTTGAAACATTATTGGCAATGCGATACATTTTCTGTATTTCTTGCCAGCAATCTTTATTTTATATGTATTGTATTTATTTATCATAACGCTCACCTCTGAATAAGTTGTAACCTAAAAGGTCTAATTACATCAGAAGCATATATTTCGCCGTATATCCAACAAAACATTCTTAAAGGGCTATTATAGCCTTGTATACATCTTTTATCATGCAAACATTCATTATTACGTCTAATATTTTGCCTTTTGCGTAAATCTGTAAATGCTATTGGTTTATTCATATCAATCATAATTTAATCCTCACTATTGCATATCTATTTATACATTCGTAGCTGTATTCAAATACATGTTGTATATCTGTTTTATAAGTTGTAGGCGATACAATAGTATGACTATAAAATCCACTAACTTTAGGTTTTGAACGTGGAGATAAAACAAACTGTCTCCTTAATAATTTGTTAGCATTTAACATACTTAGCTCCTATCACCATTCCTCCACCACCTTTACCATGATTATAATTATGAACCAGCAAAGTTTCAATAGCAATAAATGACAAACTATTTCTATATACTTTGTCAGCAACATGTCTATAATATGATAAACAGGTGGGATAGTTCATAATTTTAAATTTTACTCCATCATTTTTTACAAACATGCGATACCCCCACTGCACAATAATCACGTTGTACTATATATGCCTGTTTAATAATAACAAATACTTCATCCCTTGCTGTATAATAATATAAAGCGTTATTATCTACTTTTTCACATAAATGATGTATTGTTTTGTCCCAAGTAGTTTCTATTAAATACATTCTGTCATTTGTTTTTAACATAATACCACCTCATACGGATTAATTTTAACAGCAAATCCAGTAGCTGAAAATTTTGCTTTAAATACTATCGCTATATCTCTTTCACGTTGAGTGTATGGGATTGATAGATATGCTTCAGGTATGCTATTAAACGAAGGTATATATGTTGGAATAGTCATCACGACCGTTTTGTTTGTATCTATCATTCTTAACCTCTCTTTACTTTATAACAACAATATTGTCTTGGCTCATACATAATACCAAAGAAGGAATTGTGCATATATAATAAACTCTTTTTGTAGCGTGTAGGAAGTGCTATCATTAACAACTCTTGATAATTATTAAACATTCTTGTTCTGTATAACCAGAGAATATCATCCTCTTTAATCATATTATTCCTCCAATTCTATATGAAATATACCACCCATATCAGTAGTATAATTATTTATTAATTCCTGTTTGACAAATGTATTGTCCGCACACTTATCTTCTATATCAAAAAAAGTAGCACCATGTGTATGTAATTTTAATAATGCACTATTCCAAGGGACAAATACAACTGATATTAATGTATTAGATTGTATCATTTTTCACCTTTGTGTATCTAAATACATGAACGCATTCACGTCGATAATCAAATTTGAATTCATTATCAATTTCACAATCCCAGTTTCTTCCCAAACGGGTCTCTGCCTTGTATCTAAGACGTTCGTTAGTAGTACTAGCTGGTCCCATCATTGTATTTACATGTATCCGTTTATCTATCATATCTATACACCCATGTTCCCCTTCTTTTATAGTTAATTATCAATAAATGAAAAACTGACCTTTCAGCATATGTCGTTGGAAGAAAACTTACATTCTCCAACTTATATATTTCTTTTTTATATACAGTAACTTTTACTGATATTTTAATATTTTCTAACATATCACTCACTGCCTTGCATATTTGTAAATATGATTTTGATTGATACCGTAATTACGTTTGAACCAATAAAATAAGCTATATCCTTTAATATGGCAGTCGGTAAATGTAAATCGCTCATTATAAAATATATTGTTGACGTAGCCTGTATGATAAACTATTACTCTACCATTTCGTATCATATTTAAAACCTCTCCTTCCCATTACATCGTATTTAGATTGAAATAAGAAACATAAACTCTCACATACATTATAGTCAGTATATCTATTCACCCAATGTAATGCCTCAAGTTGATTGCTATTTGCTGTATATGTAACTGCAATTTTAATATCTTTTATCATAATTTCACCTCATCACTCTTTTTTATAGGGGAGCCGAAGCTCCCCACTGGATTATTGGGAAACTTCAGCAGAATTTACTTCTTCAGAAACTGTTTCTTCAACAGGAGCTGCAGGAGTTGTTTCTTCTGTAGGTTCTACTGGTGCTTGAACCATAACTACTGGAGTTGGGTTAGTCATTCTATAATGTTCGTAGAACTCAGTACCCATTTCACGGTCAATTCGTTTTAATTCTTGGATAAGAAGATAAGATGTTTCGGCACCACGTTCAATATATTTCTTAGTGCGTGCTTTAATTGCCATAGAAACGATTTGTTGTAAATCACGTACTTTAACAGCACCGGATTTGGAAACAAATACGAATTTCTTAGCAGTTTCTTCGTTCAAGTTGATAACAGGAACTTTAATAGCATCTACTGCATCCTTACCTACGTTAGAAGCAGAGAATTCTTCGATAGCACGAGCAACACCAGATGGAGTAGCAGAGTATACTTTAGTTTGTTTCAAAGAGTTAGCAATAAAGCGTAATTGTTCTTTATCGGATAAAGCGGAAACATAATTTACGATAGTCAAGTTCATTTGTTCAACAGTTGTAGCCATAATTTTATGCCTCTTTCATAGTATGATTAATAATTGTTTTTTTAATATTTTGAGTTCGTAATCTGTATTCATCAATGCTATCTTTAGCATAGAGATATACAATATCACAAGGTTCTGTCTGACCGATACGATGTATACGGTCTTCAGCTTGACCCATAAGGGATGGAGACCACGGATATTCAATGAATATTGCCGTGTGTGCTTTGGTTAGGGTAATACCAACAGCACTTGCCTGTAAACTACAGACAATCAAGTTTGTGTAATTAGCATTCGAACCAGAGTGCATCTGGAAATTATCAATATTCTGTTGTCTATTTGTTTTTGATTGACCACCGATGATGTATTTTGCATCAGGAAATTCCTTTCTTAATTTTTCTACAATATTTCGATGGTGTGCGAATACCACAAGGGACTCACCTCTTTCTAATACTTTACGAATATATTCAATACAATAAGGAAGTTTTTGTTGTAATACTTCTCTATCGTATTTTTCAATCTCCTCAAACGAAGTTGGTTCTGATTGAGATATTGTACAACATGGAACCATGTGGACAGTTTTAGGAGGAAGATTTTTTTGCACATCTTTTTTGATACGTCTTATCCATACTTTCTTCATCGCTTCATTGAGCTTTGATAGATTAGAATGACCATCATGTGATGTGCCCCAAGGCGATATATAACTTCCACAGAAATCCTGTAGGAACTTATCTTTACCGCCAAATTTATATGTCAACCCTGCTATCTCTAATTGACAAAGCAACTCTTTAGGTCTATTCAATACTGGTGTACCAGTAATCATGATACGGTATCGAACACCTTCAACCAATTTCATCGCTGCTTTAGTACATTTGGAAGTGGGAGTTTTTAATACATGACATTCATCAAATATTACTTGTTGTATATTAAGGCGTTTGAGTGAAGCTAGAATTTGGTCCAAACGCTCATAATTTGTAACGATAACTTTGGAACTCAAATCGTCAACATTAATATCGATGCCAGCCCATGTTTTTAACTCTCTTTTCCAGTTCTCTTTTAGAGGAGCAGGGCAAACAACAACAGTTGGGAACTTGTTACGTTCCTTAATTACAATACAGACTTGGGCGGTTTTACCTAGTCCCATATCATCACAGAGGAAAATGGATGATTGACTAAGCATCTTATTAACCCCCTGTCTTTGATATGGGAATAATTTCATATACTACGCTTCCAATCGAACAGTACCAGTGGTATCATCGTACACACCTTTAACTGTTCCCACTACAGAATAAAGAATATCATCAAGAGAGCCACTTAGATGGTCGAAGTTTGTTACGAAGAATACGCAAGATTTATCTTTTGTATTTTCAGTCAAGTCCCATACAGAACCATTTTCACCTTCAATGAATTCCATCATTTTGTTCATCTTTTCTTGGTTCATTGGTGTTTTACCACCATTGGCAACACATTTAATCATTGTGTATGTAGTTTTTACTTTTTCTTCTGCTTTTGGTGTTTTATAACCAGATACATAACTACAATATCTTAAACCATAGCGAGTAAAGTATGGTGATTGTACCCAACCATCTAATACTACATAATGACGACCAAGTTCTTCATAATGTTCAACTACTGAAACACCATAGCCCTCAGCCAGTTTAGTGAAATTTGCTAACCAGTCTTTCTCTCCAACAGGGGGAACTACTGTGTATTCATAATAGTGAGTATAAGAAGCATAGCCACCACAACTACCGTAGTAAGAGTAAGTGTTTTTGCGTTCTTCATAGGAAGCGTTAGAATATTGAATACCAGTTTCGGAAGATGTATTCCAATTACCAAGGATAATAGCACCTTTCTTGCCCAAGATAGCGTATTTATTGGTGCCCATAGCCTTTTTGATAAGATATTGAGTACTTTCTTTATATAATTTATCTCTCAATGGGTATAATACTTGTGCACCAAAGTACATTGTATCACTGTAAGGTGAAAGCATGCCTTCTTTAGGAGTAAAATCACTCATTACCCCATTGTGAGAGAAGCCAACATCAGTGAATACATCAGTTTCACGCATTTTATCAAGGTTATCACTTAATACGAAAGGATGGCAACATTCTGGAGAAATTTTACCAGACGTAGCAATTCTGAAGTGAAATACTCTATCCTTATCGGTAGGTAAATCCTTGACAGCGTTCCAAAAACTTTCAAAGTCCATAAATCCTTTACGGATGTGTACCTTACCTTTGGCATCGTCAAAAATCATAAACCCTGCTCCGTCTTTATTGTTAGCAAAGCAATTTCTAAATTCTTTTTCTGATAACTGCAACCCTTTAGCAGCATAAGCGATAACACACATTATTTAGCCTCCTTCAATAAGCCCATTTCTTTCATTAGAGCTCTTAACTCTGTATATTTTTTGTTTTTTGCCACTCTGGCAATATTAGACCAGCCAATATATTTTACAGAATTCATATTAGCAAGGTCTGTGATTACATCTACAAACTGGATATAAGCATGAATACGACTTACATCTTGTGTAGAGCGGAACATACGGAATTCAATCGTATGGTTTGGTCGTAAGTTTACAGCACGGTATTTTTGACCACTTTCTTGAGCTACTTCATAAATATGAGTTAATTCTTTCACAGTATAACCGTATTTAGCACACCAGTTACTATCTTCATCTGTACGACCAGAGAATTGCATCAATGTTTTAAAGTTATTTTCAGCAAAACGAACTACCTTAGCAATAGCTTCATTTGTTTTGAAAAAATCACGATTAACATGGATATGTAAACCAGAGTTGGCTCCAGATTGTCCATTCAAACTTTGAACTCGACTGAAGAATGCACCGTAATCAATATTTTGCATATGGAACTTAGGTGTACATGGATGTGTGACAAATTCCATACCATTATGCAAAGAACCATCGTGTTTAGCATACACGATTTTATTCAAATCAGCGATGATGTGATTAGCACGCTCATCGCTCTCACCACATCTATGGAACTCCATTTCTAAACCTAGGAATTTCTTGCCTTCACCATTGAATACTGGTTTCGGTTTAAAGTTCCAAGCATGTAGACCAGTCAAAGGAGCCGCAGATTGAGAACTGTAATACTTACCGTTAGAAGCACGGTAGAACACATTGCGTTTAGCCTTACTAAACTTCTGACCCAAGTCTTCAACATAAATAAAATCATCTTCTGTTTTACCATATGTACCATTATAGCACAATAATTGGTCAACAATAGAAGGATGGAAGTATACTTTATTATCATTCATAAAGCCTTCTAGCATTTCATATTTAGCACCGACGATACCAGAAACTGGACATGTAACAATGTAGTCGTCCACTAGAACAGGATGGATGCCAGATTTTTTAACTACGTCTCTTTCATCTGCAATATAGAAAGGGATGCCAGACACTTTACAGATTGCAAAGTCAGGGAAATCAACTAATTTATCTAGTTCGTCGAAGCCCAAGTAAAGGTTTTCATAGTTTTTACCAAGGATAAGGTGGAAGTTTTGTGGGTTGTACCAATTCCCACTAACGAAAGATTGCATGATAAATTCTGGCTTATCAGCAATATTTATCCAAATATTACCATTCTTAGTATGAACTTCAATAGCATCATCTTGTAGTTCTTTACCAGTAATAGCACATCGTTCATCTACTTTGCCTAATATACGAGTGTCGTCATCAATTGTGAAGATTTTACTGTCGATAGCGGCACAGTAATAATATACCACGTCGCCACGAGTTAATACAGTAAGGATATTACCAAAATGGTCTTTTAATACTTGACCTAATTTATACTTGCATTTTTTATGTGTTTCATTAGAACAGCCATAATTGATAACTGTACGACCAGTTTTTAGGTCAATTACCAATGGGCTTTGGTCAGGTGTAATATATTCACCACTGTAAGTGTCTTCATATTCGCCTTCTAAGAAGAAAGAGCGTTCATCATTGCGTACACATAATACACCATATGTATCTTCGTGATTATAACCATCACCAATAACAGTCCATACAGCGTTATTAGCACGGACCTTAATACCTAATGTAAGCATTATAACCACTCTCCTTCTAGCATTCTATCAATATCAATAATATTAGACGGTTTACGTCTAAATTCTTTTTCAGAGTAGAATGGGTTAGAGTACACTTCGATTGTACCATTTACCCCTTCTTCTATACGACCAACTTGTGTTAAGCAATCACTTAAAGAGCTTGTTTTCATTGCATAGAATACTTTAAAATATCTTGTTACTGTTCTTTTAGGCATTAAAAATACCACCTTTCTTTTGCATTAAACCAAGGGAATTGTACCACATAGGGTTAGTAATTTCTTTTTTATCGCTGAAATAACGCTTGATATGTAATACATCAAAACCTTTCAACTGTTTTTGCCAAACATCGTTTTCAGTAGTAAACAAAGCTACTTGACATTTAGGTAAATCCTGTGCTAATGCTGTCATTGCAATTAAGCGTTCAACGAAGCCAGCTTTATGTTCACAATCGTTGTAATAACGAGCTGAACATAATAAACCATTGATGAACACCAAACCAATAGTTGTGGTACCATCACCACTAATAATAACAGTTGGTACATCCTTTTTGGCTTTATCTTTACATAATTGATATAAGCCTTCACCGTAGTAACTAATACTACGTAAATCAGTTCCAAACCGTTTTAGGTTTTCATGGAAGCTATCCACTTGAAAATTAGGGATAGCAATTAAGCTAACGTATTGTTTATCAAGGATAGTTCCAATACGAAGCGTATTCTTATCGTGGTTAGGACTACCAACAATGTATGGCAATGCACCATACTTGATAGCTTCTGGGTCTAAGTCTGTTTGAACCAGCAATATTTCTGGTCTATACATTCTTGCCACATGCAAGCGGTATTCACCTTTCTTAAAAGATTTCATAGTTTCTGAAGCTCTATCAAGTTTAGAGGTTTTGTAACCGTTAAATTCTGTGAAGGTGATTTCACCTTCTTTATTTTTGTATACAGCAAACCCTGTTTCAGAGTTTACAGTTAATCCTAAGTTTTTCATTTTCACACTCCTAAACTTTTGCAACCTAAGATACGAGAACCATCTCGTACCACCTCAGCAGGAACTAATAAATCAGTTCTTTCTGGGTAATGTAGTTTAAACAAAGCACTCACAATATACCATACACCTTCTTTAGGTTCTGGTAATTGTGAACAGCGATAAACAGTTTTGCTAATACGCTTGCCATTAATACGACCCTTAATAGTCGTACTTTCGTCAAGTCTCCATTCTTGACCATTAGAGGCAGGAATAACTTCGACAATTTCATTATTATTGTCGAGTAGTGTAATTTCATGAGGAGTTTTGTTAATCAACTCCCCTTCGTACGAGAAAAAGTGCATAATGCCTCCTTATTTTTCGATACTAAACCAATCTTGGATTGCAAAACTTAACTCGTTATTGCGTAATTCATTAAACGACATAAAGCCAAAATCCTTGTCGTTCCAGAAGAAATCATCAGATACAGAATACAAGCCAATTTCTGCACTTTCCATAGCAACTTGTACAGCTTTATCGCCACGACATACAGCTTTATTATAGTCTGTATTTTCAAAAATCATATCCTGTGGTAAACATACAGAGTTAAACAAGAACACACGTTCTTTATTATTGAGTTTCATTGCCTTTTGGCAAACTTTTTCAATCGCTTTTTGTGTAGGCTTATCAACCGTCCACATTTTATATGCCAATTCTACAACGTAATTACTAATGCCGTATTGATTAGCCAAAATAGTGAGTTCTTCACTATTTAAGTCTGTGGAAATTTCTCTACCAACAGAAGAATCAAGTTTTTGTTTTTCGCTTAACCACAAAGCGAAGATGCCAAAGATTGTACGTGCCATATTAATGCCTTTCTGTCAAACATTTATTGTTTGAATACGATGTAAATACAATACACAATATAAATTAAAATACCAATACAAAGTAAATCTAAACCCATTAACCACCTCCTAAAAGATAAGGGCGATTACACCCAAACCCAAGATAATAATAAATATACCCGCCATTACCAGAAATGTAAGCCACCAAATATCATTATGCATTTTTGTCCTCCATTTCTACGTTCCAGTCCACTTTCCAATAATATTTCCAAGGTTTGCCGTATTCACGGTCTTTACCAAGGAATTCCTTGTATTTATTGCCTTCATTTATTAAGCCGACCGATAACAGTGTGTAATACAAGCATTCTTCTGGTGTCCATAATGGTGCTGTATCACCATCATAACATTCTGGACCATTCATGTAGTAATCTACGTACATATGACCATCTTGTATTGAAATTCCTGTAACATCATAATCTGCGGCATTATAAAAATCACGTACATAGATGTTATAAGGAACAGCAAAAATACTATTACCTAATGGTAGAACACCATAATAATCAAAGTATTGCATAAATGCTCTGATTACAAAAATTTCTAGTGCATTTTTGGGTTTAAACATAGTACACCTCAATCAAGATTAATAACCCAACCATATTTAAGGCATACTTGCCCTAAGATAATTAATAACACAAATACGCCTAATAAGAATAAAGTATCTTCACAATGGCGTTTCTCTTTAGCCTTTTTTCTACGTTGCTCTTTTTTTAGTAGTACATTAAAATTATTTTTATGGCTCATAATACCTCCTAGGATTACAATCCTAAAATACACACAATTTAAGAAAGACTGGGATTTTACTCCCAGCCTAGTTCTCCACGTTTAAAATACTCATGCTCAAGCATTATCGTATGTAATGATACGCAACGCTCTGTTGCCAAACACTCCAAGTCATCAAGACCTAAAGTATCAGGCAAATCTTCGCCCATATGAGCAGCAATTATTCTAGCACTGTCTAGCATAAGATAGAAATCAGTGCCAGCTGGGTATGTAGAACGGAATTCTTGTCTCATGATTACACCCCCATAAAATCACACCAGTAAGCATTTAGGATATTGAAATCCATACCAAAGAGATTGGAAATACGAATTACATCGTCTTTGTTATATACGATGCGTAAGTATTCATCGCCATTTTCGTCAAATTCATGAACACAATCTGCACTTTCGTATAACGCAGTTTTTACGAATTCTGGAATTTGTTCAAACATCATGAACCTCGCTTTCTCTCCGCTTTTTTCTGGAGATACTGAGCACCAATAAAAAATATTCGATGTGTTCACCCAACGTGGTGCCGTCCGTTGGGACAACCTCACTATGCCTCATCTCCGTGGCTCGGCGACAAAACCCAGCAATCATGCGGGCTGGCAGGCTCTCACGTCAAGCACCACAACCACTCAAGCAAACGTATGTTCGATGTTACGGTTCAACTATCGTCCATGAAATTATATTGCATAGTAAACTATCGTTTACAAATAAATTGTATACAATACAATTTACTGAAATTAATTCGTGCGTGATTATATATAAATAAAAATAATCGTATGCAATTAATTAATAACAAAAATAATTGTATCAAATATAATTGTGTTTTTCTATTAAATGTAAATATAATAAAATACCACATATATATAATTATGTCAATAGCCTTAAAATTCATTTATTTAAGCTATAAGCCTTGTCTAGCTATTTTTAAGTATAATCTATCGTGGAACATATAAAAACGCCGTACAGGGCAAATAAAGCGTTTTAAATTACACAATTAAATTGTATCAAATATAAATAGACATAAAAAAAGGCTACCCTACAATAGGATAGCCTGAGATTAAATTGTACACAATCAAATAGATAATACGCACGATTAAATTTTATACAACCAACAATTATTACAATTAAATGTAGTACGATTACATTGCATACAATTAATTGGGCATGATGATACACAATACAATTGAATTGCATACAATACAATTTTATATAACACGGTTGCGGGTAAAAAAGAATTATCAAATTCCATTGTATCAAATACAAACGATATAAGATAATACAGTATAAGATATAATAGAATAAAATCAAATTATATCAAATGTAAATACAAGTAAAGATAATCACATACAAATGTATTGTACACAATTAAATATAATACAAGATAAACATATGTTCTATTAAAAACAAAATAAAAAAACACGATTAAATCGTGCTTAATTATATTGTATAAAATTGATTGGCGGTGAAATATAAAAAATAAAATTCCATTGTATCAAATATACGTATATAGTAATATAAAAGTATAAAACTAAATTGTATACAATACAATAGATAATAAAAAAAGGGTAGCCAATTAAGACTACCCTATGAGAGTTACTACTTAATCAATCCATTTTCTTTTAGAATATTCATAAGCATTTCATTTTGTTTTTTCATTTCGTCAAGATTTTCACGAAGTAACGCTTTTTCACTATCATTTTTGCTTGTATTTTTAGCAGCTTTTTCTTTTTCGATTTCTACTGTAGACAAGTATAACCTATCTGCATAAATCTTACAAGCTACACCTTTTTCACTTGTAGCAGTAATAACACCGCCACCACGAACGCCCTTGGTATTGGCTAATGGTACAATAAAATTACTACCCTTAGCGGAACGTACTACATCCGCTAAATTAGCTTTAATAGTTACAGTGATTTCACCTGTAGCCTCATCAACATCGCAAGTATAGAGTTTGTCAACTAATTCTAGCTTTTCACCCTCTTGTAACTTTTTAGCGTTAGCTAGTGCAGTTTTGATGTCGATAACTTGAGTGTTTTGTTTTGTTGCTTTCATTTTAAGCTCCGTTTCTACGCTTTCAAGCGTGTTAATAATTGATTAGGTACGTTTATTGTACCCTGCAAGCCTTGTCGCTTGCTGTGACTACACTATCTCATGCATCCAATAACCTAGTGCAATTCGTTGTATTTACCCCGCTTTTTTCGACATTACCCCCTACACTATATATTATTCGTTGTGATACAGTGAATTTTTTCTATCTATTTCTACTACTTTCGATATACTTTGGTGCCCCTGTCAGGGGGTGGGGCTTCGCATTTGGGGCGTGGGGTCGGGACATAGAAAATAGAGACTGCTTATATACAAATTCAAACCCTCCAAATACTTTTGCCTACAATCCTATAGGTTGAAGAGCACCCAATGATGAGCAATACACTTCTCCCTATTTTTTATAAAACTAAATGAAAATAATATGAAATATAGTTGACTACACGATATAATCAAATTTCATTTTTGTTGACTTCTGAGTAATATAGTCTCACCAGTCTATTGAAATACAATAGGGGTATCGTAAGTACCCAAAAATGGCAAAATACATATTGTATGGTTTACTAGTTCTTTTTCTCTGTCTTTTCTTTCTTTATATATTTCTTTCTTTTCTTTCTCTTTTTCTTCCTCGTACTTACGTACTCGTCAGAAAAATACGTTATCAGCTTTCTAGGGTAGGGCTTCCAAATACAGGAGTACTATCTATTACGAAACCGATAACGTGTATTGTTTTTCTAATTCCAAATTAGCTTGTGGTATTACCAAATAGACTCTACAGCAACACAAGAAAGGTGAAAGTGTAATTTTTGCAGATAGTAGTGAAAGGATAAGAAAGGAGATTGGTAATGGCAAACGAGATTGAACAGTTAGCAGAGATATACGACAGATGTGAAAATGATTTGGTATTATTCCGACAAATGTTTCTACCAGCTGAACACGAAGTTAAACCTGCTTGGTTCCACCGTAAATGGGGAGATGTATTACTAAATGGTAATCGACATTATGCTGTAGAAGGCTTCCGTGAGTCAGCGAAAACGTCGTACGTATTGAGAGCATTCCCAATACATTGCTTGGTATTTCCATCCAAGAAGAAACAATACATCGTATTTATCATGGCTAACCAACGGGCAGCCAGCCGAAGGCTTAAAGATATTGCTGAAGAATACACCAGTAATGAATTAATGAACCTTAACTTGGTTCGTATTAAAGAGCAGTCTGAAAAGGCATTTGAGATTATCGTAAAAGATAAAAACGGTGAAGAAATTACAGTACGTATGGAAGCGTATGGTAAAGGTTCTAGTGTCCGTGGTCTGAATAACAAAGATAGACGTCCTGATATTATTTTGATAGATGACCCTCAAGACTTGGAGGATAGTCTTTCTGATACAGTACAGAAATCTGACTATCAATGGTTCTTATCTGACGTATACTTCCTTGGTAAAAATACACGAATATTCTTTATCGGTAATAACCTTGGTGAAAAGTGCATTATCGAACAGGTAATATCCAACAAAGAAGAATTAGGATTTGATGCGGAACGCATCCCTGTATTAAATGAAGATGGTCAATCTAACTGGGAAGAAATGTACCCAGTAGAAGCTATCAACGATGAACGTGAAAAGTGGCGTAAACTTGGACAGTTAGACATTTGGGAACGTGAAAAACTTTGTATTGCTATTTCTCCAGAAAGCCAAATCTTTAAGAAAGAATACTTTAGGTATTATGACCCTAATACGATACAGCTTGAAGAGTGTTCTGTATTTATTGCTTGTGACTTGGCTATCTCTGAAAAGGAAACAGCCGATTTCACTTCTGTATGTGCTGTCGCTGTAAACCCTGACAATCACTGGTTCCTACTTGAAATTGATTATGGTAGATGGGACCCTACTAAAACGATTGATACCATATTTCAAATGGTTCAAAAATACCGACCAATTTATGTTGGTATAGAAAAAGTCGCTTATCAAGCGGCTCTTATTCATTTTGTGGAAAAGGAAATGATTAAGCGTAATACTTGGTTTACCGTAAAACCTTTAGAAGCAAAAGAGAAAAAAGAAATCCGTATCGCAGCTTTACAACCAAGATTTAAAGCTGGTACATTATGGTTCCCTATGGGGCAGGATTTCTTAGTAGAGTTAGAGAGTGAGTTCTTATCATTCCCTAAATCTCTACACGATGATTTAATTGATAGTTTAGCACATATTTCAGCGATTGCGAGCCCACCTGTTGGTACATTTGGGTCAGTAAGTACTGCTGATATACCGATGGGAGGTGCAATGTAAGATTGGCTGAAGATTTCACAGTTGAATTAACTGGTCAAGAGGCAGATAAAGCCTTATTGAGTTTAGTTAAAGCTGATATTGCTGATGCTGAGGCATATCAACAATCTATTATCCAGCCTACTGTGCGTGAGCGTTACAATATTTATTACGCAGATAAAGAATACTACTCTCACAAATTCCCGATTTTGAGTAAAACTTCTTCTTTGGTATCTACAGACGTAGCTGATACTATCGAATGGGCGTTACCATCTTTGATGAAAGTATTTACTGGCTCTGATGAAGTAATTACTATTCAAGGTGTTACAGAAGAAGATGACCAAAACGCAGAAGTAATGCAAAGTTTATTGGTATACCAATTACAACGCCAGAATAAATTCTTCCCTATCCTGTATAATTGGATGAAGGATGCTTTGATTACTGGTATGGGTATTATCAAATGCTATTGGGAACGTACAGAAGGCTATACCCCAGAAACTGCACAGCTTAATGCGGATGCATTAAAGCTCTTAGCACAGACTGGTGTAGAAATTACTAGCGTTGAAGGACCTGATGTGATGGGTGATTTCACTGTAACATGGAATTCTCCGTATTATATCAAGAATAGTCCTAAATTAGAAAACATCTTAGTATCAGAATTCCTATATTCTCCTGATGCTAAAAACCTCGAAGATGCGAATTTCGTAGCACACCGTAAAAAGGTTACTATGTCTCATCTTCGTCAAAAAGAGCGTGAAGGTATTTACGCTAATGTAGACATGGTTCACCCTGATAATGGTCCAGTATCTTGGATTACAGACCAAGTAGAGGACGTAATTGGAGACCATTACACACCATTACATAATAACCAACAAGATAAAGCTCGTGAAGAAGTTACGATTTATGAATGTTACACTAAAATTGACTTCAATAACGATGGTATTCTTGAAGATATGATTATTACCATTGCTGGTGATGTTATTCTCCGTGCAGAACCTAACTACATGGGTAGGCACCCATTCTTCTCCATTTCTCCAACTAAAGACCCTCATCGTATTTGGGTAAAACGCTCTTATGCAGAGCTAATTGGGGAATTACAAGATATGAAGGTAGCCCTCACTCGTCAAATCGTACAAAATATTGCATTAACTAACGACCCTAAAATGATTTTAGCAGAAGATAGTATTAATATCTCTGACTATATTGAAGGTCGTAAGGTTATTCGTAAAAAACCGGGTTCTAGTATGGGCGATGTAGCTATGGCAATGCCTGTAAATCAATTATCCCCTCAAACATTCCAATTCTTGGAGTATTTAGAAGGACAAAAGGAAAACCGTACTGGTATTACACGGTATAACCAAGGCTTAGATGCTAACAGCCTTAACAAAACGGCTACTGGTATTAGTGCTATTTTGGGACAATCTGCACAACGCTTGGAACTTGTGGCTCGTATGTTTGCGGAGACAGGGATATCGGAACTGTTTCGTTTTATGGTTAGCCTTAACCAAAAATTCGTAGACCAAGAAACTGTGGTTCGGCTAACTAACAAACAGTTACGTATTAGCCCTGACGACCTAAATGGTAATTTCGACTTAGTTGTAAATGCTGGTATTAGTATTTCTACTAAAGAGTCCACTATTATGACATTGCAAACAATGCTTACAGCGTTGATGCAAACACAAGCAGCTGGTATTCCTATTGTAACACCACAAAACATTTACAATCTATTCAAAAAATGGATTGAAAGTGCTGGCTTTAAAAACTATAATGATTATGTTACAGACCCAGCGGTTGTACAGCAACGTGCTATCATGGATATGCAACTTAAACAACAAGTATTAAGTAGTTTACCACCTGAAGCGTTACAAGCGTACATGACATTTGGTGTATTACCACCTCAATATTTATTAATGTTACCACCTGAATTACAATTATTATTTGGAGGAGAAGGAAATGGCTCAGAACAAAGTGGATTATTCGGAGCTGTCCAAAGCAACGGCTCACCTGCAAGCGGAAATGCAGGAACGGGATTTAGCTTCGGCGGTCCAAACCTTGCTCAAGGACTGGTTGGTGGCGTATCAAGGACTGATAATCAATCGCCTCAAAACGTGCCCCGTTCAGGAAATGGAGCACCAACGGAACCTTCTGGTGGCATCGGAGGCTTTTAATGATTTCTTAACTGCTGTTATTGCAAATGGCGATATGGCAGAAGCTGACCTTAAAGCGATTTTGGAGGCTGAGGCTTTTAATAGTCAAACAGGCTTTTATCCAGAATAAATAAAACAACCACGATTGGGGGTGATAATTTGATGACTGAACTCGTATATGGCGTAGTATGATGGAGGTGGTCCAATTATCTCCCTGTTCAGGGTTACGAACAATTTTTAGAAAGGATACGTAAAATTGAAGATTTCTTACAGTAACAAAAAGTTACCCTTTCAATATGACATTAACTCAGGAACATTCACTCAGTTGCCTGCACAGCAACATAAAGAAGGTGAAAGTTCTCCAAATAATGAATATAGTGAAAGGCAAAGCTACACACCAGAGCAACAAGCATTGCTAAATGCAAAGCCTAGTCCTAGTGCGAAACCACAGCATCAGGTTATGACAGCTAACCCTACTCCAAGTCAACCACATATGGATTTAACACCACGTATGGGCTATGCTCCAATTGCAGAGCAGTTGGCAAAACAAGCTGGCGTTCAAGCTGCTGTTCCTAACTACCAAGATTTTATGAAGCAAAGAGAGCCGATTAATCAAGCGAAAGCTCAATATGAGGCTACTCAAGGCTACCCTAAAGACGGCATGTATAAGCCATTACAAGATTTTACATCTGTGAGCATGGCACCTAAATTCCAAAGTGATGGTAGTAAGGAATTTGCAGCTAGTCATCAAGGCTTGTCCAACCCTAATGCTATTTATGATATTTTGCAACAAGGCAAGGCTTTAGAGGATAAATTCCGTAACGCAGCTGAAGGAAACTATACCCCATTAACTATGGGACAGATTGCTCAGCAACGTATGGATGCAATTCCTCAAGATATGGCTTGGGCACGACAAAATCCATTCTCTAAAGAAATGGGTTATCAATGGGCAGACGATAAAAAACTTGGAGAACTTGGTTGGGGTGCAGATGACATTACGTCTATGAAAGCACGTACTGAATTCCACCCACAAGAGATTGAAGAATTATATCGTCAAGGTGCTATTCGTGCTCCATATCGTGAGTATTTAGCAGAGCAAGAACGCTTGCGACAACAAGCAGAAGCCGAAGCTGCTAGAGTAGCACAAGCTAGAGCGGCATCTTATTCTTACAGCGAACCTGATAGTGGTTATTATGAAGCACCATCAGATACTCCTAGTGAGGTAAGTGCACCAGCTCCAGCACCACAACCACAATTTAGTGGCGACTATTCCATTCAGGCACCACAAGAAGAAACTGACTGGAGAAAAGTACCACTATATAAAGCTATTGGTGGCTTATTCGGTGGTAATAATGTATCGTCTGGTGACTGGACAGTCGCAGACGGCTATTAATTTGTATTAACATTCACCAACCCGCTAGGGAGTGAAAGGAGAAAACATGAAGGATTTTGAATTTAATTTGCAAACATTTGCAGAAGGTGAAGTAGACGTACCTGCAACGGAAACTGAACCAACAGAAGTTACTGATGTAGCTGAAACAGGTGGCGACACTGCACCTGCTGATTTTGATTTTGGCATTGACGAAAACGGCGATGTATTCTTTAATGGCAATCGAATGCTTTCTTTTGATGGCGATGAAGATGTAGACCCTGCTCCAGAAACGCAGGACTCTGAAGAAGGACAACCTACAGAACCTGAACCTGAAACTAAAGCACCAGAACCACAAATGTATACAGTAAAAGTTGACGGTCAAGAAATGCAAGTTCCCCTTGAGGAATTGTTAAATGGTTATCAACGTCAAGCTGATTATTCTCGTAAGACACAAGCATTGGCTGATGAACGCCGTCAGTTACAAGAGCGTATGGCTCAATATCAACAACCTCAAGCACAACCACAAGTACAAGAGCCGCAACAACCACAAGTTACACAAGCGGAATATTACAATAAATTAACAGAGTTTGCAAAAGGCGAGGTTGAAAAACATTTAGGGACTGAGTTCGATGAACTTAACCCTGTTCATATTGCGGCATTAGCAGATAGCGTAGCTACTATTAAAGCACAAATTTATGAACAACAAGCTGTCCAAAAGAATTTCACTCATGTGGTAAACCAATTCCGTCAAGACCCTAACTTCGATGAAATTGACCGTTATGCACAATATAAGTTGCAAAACATGCCTTATCAACAAGCAGTAAAAATTCAAAATGCTTTAGATAACTATGATGCTGATACAGTAGCACAATTCATGACAGCAGCTCGTAATGAGTATTACGGCATGATGAATGCACAATACAATCAGCAACAAACACCGCAACAAACGGTACCAAATATTCCACAACCAACCAATAAACCAAAACCTCCTGTATTAGAAGGTGCTGGTAGTTCCGAACGACCACCTATGTCTGCAACACAACAAGTTGACTTTAAATCTTTAGGTCGAATGACGAACGATGAGTTGGTTAAAGTATTCCAACAAACTGGCTTGACCAGATTATAATTTTGAAAGAGGTATAAAACATTGGCAGATAAAGATACAGCAGTCCGCTCTTTTACCGTAGTTGGTAAGAAAGAAGACATTACTGATTTCGTCACAGCGATTGACCCTGACCAAACGCTTTTAACTAACAAGTTTGGTAAAACTTCCGTTAAATCTACAGAACATGCATGGTTGAATGACTCCTTACGTCCAGCAATGGAAAATGCTTACCAAGAAGCAGTTGATTTCGACTCTCAAAAAGCAAATCCACGTAAACGTGAGTCCAACTATGTACAAAAATTCTTACATGGTTACTCCGTAACTGATACTACTCAAGCGATTGCTAAATACGGTGTGTCCGATGAATTGGGCTACCAAATGGTAAAAGCGACTAAAGAAATTGGTCGTGACCTTGAGTATGCTATCGTTCGCAACAAAGCTAAAGTTATGGGTGACGATGCTATTGCTGGTAAAATGGGTGGTATTCCTTACTTCTTGGAAAACTTCAAAGAAGTTACAGCAACAACAGCTGGTGTATTCACATTGGCTAACCACAAATTCGTAAACGGCGACGTTGTTATGTTCCGTGCGAAAACTGGTACTCTTGATACTAAATTGAAAGCTAACACTCAATACTTCGTAAAAGTAGTTGATGCTAATACTTTCAATATCTGTGAAACAGAACAAGAAACAACTGCAACAGTTCCTAATACTGTTAAACCAGCAGCAGCTATTAATGCAGGTTCTACAGAATTAACTTCTGGTAATGCTATTGATGCTAAATCTGCGGCAGGTGCAGGTGCTCTTACATTTGACCTTATCAATGATGCTATGCAAGCAGCTTGGTCCCGTGGTGGTTCCATTGACTTCGCAGTAATGTCTGGTAAGAACAAACGTGTATGCTCTGGTTTCACTCAAGGCACTACTAAAAACCGTGAACAAACTTCTAAAGAATTGGTAGAAGTTGTAGATGTATTGGAAACAGACTTCGGTCGTATCGATTTGGTTTCCCACCGTATGTACACAGATGATGTAGTGGACTTAATCGAAGCACAATACTGGAAATTGGGTTACTTAATTCCATTCCACGTTGAAGATGGCTTGCGTAAAGGTACTTACAAATCTAAATACATCACCGGTGATGCTACTTTAGAATGTACAGCTCCTATTGCAAACGCTCGCATTTACAACATCAAAAAATAATAAATGATATGGGGAGGGCGACCTCCCCTATTTTTTTTAGGAGGCACTATGAATATAGGTACACAAGTAGAAATTGACCCTAAAACTGGTGAATGGAAAATTAAACAAACGTATGATGAAGGTGTAGTACTCCGTGAATGTAAACGAATGCGTGACAGCATGGAGGAAGGTAGAATTCATGATGGTAAAGCCAAAAAGATTGCCATGATACCACGCCATAGATTTGCTACTGACTTTGAATTGATGCAATATCAACAATGTCAAGGTAAAGATAATGTAGAAGCAGCTAAATGGCTCAATATCTGGTTGGCTAAAAACCCTGAATTCCGTACTACTAATACAATCTACTCTGAAAATACAGGTAAAATTATTAAATCTACAGCCAAATATGGGGGTATTTAATGATTAGAGTACAGTCCATTATTGAGAGTATCTTATATAACTTGGACGAAGCGTACAATCGACAACATTCAAATAACGAATTAATTGATGCAATTAATACGGTGTTACGATATGTGAATTTGTCTTTAATCAATGTTGAAAGTTCTTATATTGCCAATAAGGTTAATATTAAACCAAATAATGGTGTAGCTAAATTACCTAGTGATTTTGGTAAGTTTGATAGTATTGAAGAAGATACAAATAAAACTTACGAAATTATGGGTAATAAAATCTATATCGAAAATCCTACAACATTAAAATACTATCGTATTATAAACGAAGTAGAAGATGTCACAGATGAGATTGATTTGCCAGCTATTCTATTTGATATGTTTGTACGTTTCTCTACAATGTTATTAAGAAAAGAACCTGATAAAACTGGTGGTTCTGATGGTATGGCTAAGCTAATTGCTGATGAAATTAAAAAGATGACAGCAAGTGATGCTAGTAGACCTATCGAACGACCTATGCAGTTCTATGTATAAGGAGCCGTAATGAAGGTAAAAGAAATGTTAATTTTAGCAAGACAACGCCTTGGTGATATGCAGAAAACATCATACTCTGATATTGAGTTGATTTACTGTTTAAATAACGCTATCGACCGCTTGTCTTATGAATTATACAATCAAAACGACCCAGAACTTACAAAGAAAATGACATTGAATGGTACACAGGAAACTAAACGTCCTGATGATTTCATTGCGTTTCAAGGTCAATTCCCTGTTGAATTTGAATACCGCACTGACGGTCCTATTATGAAACATCTTGACCCAGAGTTTGATGGGGAACTTGAAATTGTTTATTATGTAGCAATGCCTCATGTTAAAGGTTTGGAAGATGAAATTCCATTCAAACGTGTAATGTTTAATAAACAATTATTGCAATTCTTGTTATATGAAGCTAAACCTTCACTTGAAAAAGAAGGGCAAAATAGCAATACTACACCAGCTGACCAAGGCTAGGAGGTAATATGACAGTAAAAGAATTAATGAATAAAGCGGCATTACGAAACCGCTTATCTGATAGTATTGAAAGTGGGTATGATGACGATGAATTGATTGCATACTTTAACGATGCAATTAACTTTATGTGGCACGTCCTAATTGACAATAACTATTACGAAGTAATCGGAGACCATACATTTACAGATGAAATTACGCCAACTCCAGATGATTGGTACAAAGCTACAAATCAAGCTCCATTACAATTAATTGAGAGTGGTAAAAAGATTAAATGTTATGGTGAACTACCATACACGGTTAGATATTATAGACGACCTAAATTCGTAAATACAGTTAATGATGAATTGCCGTGGACAAATGAAGCATTCCCTAATATTCTCGCACAATTAACAATCGTATTTGCAATGAGTAATCATGAATTTGATATGACTGTAGAACAAGATTTTGTGGAGGCTATTATTAATTATTTATAGGAGGATAAATGGACAAACAGAATAACCTACCATCTACGATAAATGGTGATGGTCGTAAATTTATCTCCTTGCTTAAAGGGTACTTAAATGATATTAAGGCTTCTTTAGAAGACCAAATCAATGAAGCTACAAAGATTTGGAATGGTATTGCTGACAACCCTGATACTATATCTGAACAAGTCCGTAATATTACCATAGACGAACGCTCAGTTAATGGTAGTGTATCTCTCATTCTTAAATGGGATAGCACTCCTATTAAACAATATGCAGGTGTAAGTATAGATGTTAAAGTTGGTGATTTCCACGATACAGTAGACCAATTTGCTGACAAGCAGGTCCATCAACATTACGATACAGGCAAAACAAATATCTTTACAATACCAAACGTAGAGATTGGTAAAAAGTATGAATTCGTAATTCGTGGTAGAGATATTCGTAATGCTCTTTCTGAAAAAGCTAGAGCCCCTGTTACGTATTATTATGTATCTGAACAAACTCACGTTCCTGAAGCTCCATATGAAGCAACTGTTGTATTTGATAAACGTGGTGCTTATTGGTCATGGAAGCAAAAGCCACAGAATGATTATCAGTGGACAGAACTACGTTTAGATGAACATGTTGGTGAAGAACATAACCGATTAGATTTAACAACTGATTGGCACTCTACAGCTAAGCCATATACACGTGTTGGTACTGGCTATATTTACAATAAAGGTGTTGGTAATTCGTATTCAGAACCTGCTAAAGTAAACTATAGTAAAGCTGTACCAGCTAAACCGACACAGTTTGTTGTTAAACCAGTAATTGAAGGTCTTAATATTACTTTTGCTAGTATTCCAGAAGATTGTACAGGAGCTATTGTCTATGTTAATAATGAAGAAAACTTTGTGGTGGACAACAGTCTTAATTACCTCTGTTCTACTGGCTCTTACGTTGTTAAGGTTTGTTACGTTGACGTTTTTGGTAACGGCGAAATATCTGACCCAGTAACGATTAGTACTATTGAAGAAATACCAATCGAAATGCTTAACAAAGAAAAGCTGGGCATTAACGCTATTAATCAAGGTATTACTGATATCAATAATGCTCGTAAAGAGATTGATAAGAAGATTGGTGGATTACAAACATCGCTAACTTCGATGAATGGTATTATTGATGCCAAGGTTAAAGATGCTAAAGATACTGCTGAAAGCAGATTGACTGCTACGGCTAACGCTATTAATTCAACTGTATCAAATAACTTTAATAATTTACAAACTAATATTACGCAAGTAGCCAATAGTATTGAAGTTAAAGTTAAAGCAGGCGTCGATAAACTTACTGGTCAAGAAATTGTATCTCGTATTAATCTAGCACCAGATACAGTTAGTATCTCTGGTAAATACATTCATATCACTGGTCAAACGGCATTTGATAATGGTGTAATCGTTGCTAAACATATTGGTGATAAAGCTATTGTTGGCACTAAGATTGCAGATGATACTATTACTACTGGTAAGCTAGTAGCCAATGCCATCACTGGCGATAAGATTGCAGCTAATGCGGTAACATCAGATAAAATCAAGGCAGGCTCTGTGACAGCTACTCAAATTGCAACTGATGCAGTAACAGCCGATAAGATTAAAACTGGCTCTGTGACAAGTGATAAAGTGGTAGCAGGGGCTATTACTGGTGATAAGATTGCAGGTAATAGTATCAGTGGTGACAAAATCCAAGCAGGTGCGATTGATACTAACAAACTTAAAGCAGGAGCTGTTGATGCTGATAAAATTAAAGCAGGTTCTATCTCTGGTGATAAATTGAATGTCAATAGTTTGTCTAGTATTAGTGCCAAAATTGGTACTTTAAGGACAGCTACTACTGGTGCTAGAACTGAAATCCGAGATAATTTAATTGAGATATACGACGAAAATAATCGCCTTAGAGTTAGAATGGGGGTATGGAAATAATGGAAATCATTTATGGAATGCTAATTGTAGTTATTCTCATCTTTACTATTTACTACTATAGGAGAAAAAAGATGCTAGAAATTTATGACAAAGATGGTAATTTATCTTATGATATCACAAAAAATGGGCTTAGAATTCTAGGTGTGTATACATCTGCAATTTTATCGGGCGATATAACAATACCAATTAAAACAAAGCCCAACGAGAAGGTTAGCGTTGTGGTAGGTGCTTCCGCATTCAAAGAATATTATGGCTCTGCTATAGTAAAAGTCAATAGTATTACTCAGTCTGCTGTTCATTGCACGGTAGAAAGCACCGCAAAAGCACATATACGTGGTGGTAAAACTACAACAGGATTTGTCCGTGTTATTGTATTAGGGAGTATGTCATGAGTAAATATTTAGAAGTTAATAATAATAAAGGTGTTATCATAGATGACAACACTGAAATTAACACGATTGTTCCATACAATCCAACAGTAGATACTTTTACTGAAGATGGTCAAACATATTCTAATAAAGGTATTATTGAAATGGGTGATATCGTAGGGTATTATGGTATCGGAAGACTAATGACGACTGGTCCTTATTTATTAGGTGGAGCTACGGAATTTATTAATAGTGCTCGCTTATATCTTAGTGAATTAGAGTCTGACACACTTGAGTCGTGGAGCAAGGTTGGTGCGTCATACCGACCTAGTACATCTAATAAAAACATGAAAATTACAGGAAATTTAAAAAGACCAAACGAGATGAGAACAACCCCTTTGAGATATTTTGCTTTTAAAGATGATAATTCTACTGGCAATGTTGGACTACAGGCATTTGATGAAAGTGGAAAATTAATCTTTGACTCTAATAAACACTATACAAGTGTTATTGATGTAATTAATTTTAACAAATTTAGTGTAGATTATAATAAAGAATATAAGTACGATGTCCCTATTATTATCATACCAGTTTCTTTATCTTCTTGGTTCCAAGTGCGATATTCAAAAGGCTCGCAAGGGCTTGTTAATCGTTCTATTATCAAAAAAACATTTGTGCAGCAAACATCGCCATATAGTTTTAATATTGGGGTATTAGAAAAGTCATGCGACTTTGCTCCAGCTCGTGATAATCAGTATGATACAAATGGTCAGGAAAACACAAGCATTTTGGTGATAGACGCTACATCTGTATTTTCTCAATTAGAAAAATAATGGAGGCTTAATGATTGAAATAATGCTGCCACCACCAAAGGATAGCATTCTTTCCTATTTGTATCATAGTGCACCAGATACTGCTGTCTATGATATTATTTTCTGTATTTTAGCCGTAACAATTCTATTATTGATAGATATTCTATTACGGTTTGTAATTGAACTTGTTGAATACAACAAAGCAGTTGGTAAAGAATGTACCGCATGGAATATGTTTAAAGCATTATTCCTTGGCTGGGGAACTGTTACTCTCTCGAATGGGAAAACAAAAAGATTTTTAGTAAGTAAAGCATTCCGTAAGTCTTTATTTTCTAAGGTGTCTTTTGAATATCCTATTTTCTTCACTCTAGCAGCTACAGCATGGTCATTACCTGATGTTCCTGTTATGGGATTTAGAATAGATGCATTACTCTCTATGCTATTTATGTTAGCACCGATGTTATGTGAGATTGTATCTATTATCGAAAAATTAAATGAATTAGACGCAGAAGCCTTTAAATGGTTTAAGGCGTTACGTGAATTTATCAAGGAAACCAAAGAGGTGATAAAATCTTGAAGCGTATTCTTGAAATGTTAATGTATGAGAATGGGGGTTTATCCCTCACTCGTACAATTTCTGTCTTGTTTGTATTGCTATTTATTGGTGTGACAATTTACTTAGTATTCTTTGATGCTAGATGGGACCATTATGAAACACTTGCTACTATGGCGGCAGGTGGTGGTCCTATGACACAAGTTGCTAATAAATTAATCAACTCTAAATACAATTCAGGCATTGGAACTTATGAAGAAAGGAAAGGAGCTGAATAATGGCAAAGTTTAAATCTACTGTACCAGTATATGACATTACCGTCAATCAAGGCGACGACTATTCTTTGCAAATGATTGTAAGTGATGGTAAGAATGCACCGATTGACATTACTGGTTATACATTTGCTTGTAAAGTAAGAGAAACAGCAGAGAGCCAAGAAGTAATCGCAGAAGCCGAATGTGTAATTAGTGATGCACCTAACGGTGTATTAAATATTAATTTCTCTTCTGAAGTTACTGGCAACATTGATACTGATGGTGAATACTACGGCGAGACAAACTCTTACTATTACGATGTTCAGCAAACTAGTGTAAATGGGCGAAAAGAACGCATCGTTCAGGGTAAATTTATTGTAAGTCCCGGCATTTCTTTCCACTAGGAGGTATATATGGCTGATAAAATTATTAAAATTATACAAGCCTCTACTCCTAATATTACGATTAATCACAATCGTGATGGGAAAGATGGCAAAAACGGTAAAGATTTTAAGTTTGAAGACTTTACACCTGAACAATTAGAACGATTGAAAGGACCTAAAGGGGACAAAGGCGAAACTGGCGAACAAGGTCCTGCGGGTAATGTAGGTCCTCAAGGTCCTGTTGGTCCAAAAGGTAATGATGGTGAAGCAGGTCCTAAAGGGGCAGATGGTAATGTCGGTCCTATGGGTCCAGAAGGTCCTAGAGGTTTAACTGGTCCGAAAGGTGATACAGGTGAGCGTGGTCCTATTGGTCCTAAAGGTGAACAGGGTAATGTTGGTCCACAAGGTTTGCAAGGTCAAACTGGTCAACAAGGTCCGCAAGGTATTCAAGGTCTGAAAGGTGAAACTGGAGAAAGAGGACCTCAAGGTTTAACGGGTCCAGCTGGTCCTAAAGGTGAAAAAGGTGATAATGGTACACAACCAGAATTAACATTTACACTTGCTGAAAATGGTGATTTGTTTGTAGATATTGCTTACTCTAACCTTGCACCTAGTAATGCAGCGGCACCTAATGCTGTCAATACTAGTTTAACTAAAATGTATGATATTACATGGGGTATTGCACAAGCAGGGGCACCCGGTAATGGTAGGGGATATCTTGAATTTAATCCTGCTACTGGTTTTGGTAAATTACACTTAGATATGAAAGTTACTGGTAATGGTTCTGGTAATGGTGGAGTATTATGTGCATTACCTAATAATTCCCCTGTACCTAAGCGATTACTTGAAGTATCTGTTGATACCAATAACAATAGTGTTTATGTAGAACCTAACCAACGTAATATCAAAGGTTGGGGCGTAGCAGGTGCTAACAAGCGATATATTTTAGATATTGTTGGTTTCTGGGAAGGAGGTCAGTAATGCCAAGAGTTAAATTAGGTAATATTAAAGGTCCTAAAGGCGATGTTGGCAAAAGTGCTTATCAATCTTGGTTAGAGCTTGGTAATACAGGCACAGAGGCTGACTTCATTAAAAGCCTTAAAGGCTCTGCACCGACATTATTTAAGAGTGCAGATAATATTGTTAAGGTATTAGAAATTCCTTTGGATAGTGGTGTAAACCAATGTCAAGGCTTTACATATAGTGAAGAAGCTAATGCTTTCTATATCGCTTGCGTAAATAATGACAATACCAAACAAGTATTCTATAAATACAATGCTGACTTCTCTACTTTAATGTCTAAGCAAACATTTACAGACAAGAATAGATTAGGTCATTGTAATACATTATGTGCTTACAAAGGCAAAATCTACGTTGCTAATGGTGCTGTAAATCCTAACCAAGTAGCTGTTATGACTACCGATATGGCTATTGAAAGTACGGTAAACTTCCCTAATAAAGTGTTTAACCTAGCTTACGATAAAACGGCTAATAAGTTTATCTCTATCTTGTATACTGGCACCACTAAACAACGTACTGTCCAGTATTACAACGAAAGTCGAGTGTTAGAAAATACTACAACTGTTCCTATTATTTCTACCAACCAAGATACTAATGGTGCATTGTACAATGGTAAGAGCGTTGTATTCTCTGTCGGTGGCTATATCATTGAGAGTTTAGATGGTAGTGTTACTAATACAGAAGTCACATCTGCACTTGAGGTTGAAGATTTTGCTATTGCTAATGGTGAAGTATATTTCACAGCTAATAACAATGGTAAAGTTGAAGTATACAAACACAGTGTCAATACTAAGTATTTCAACAATATTAACTACACACCGCCAAGTATTCCACCATTAGATAATAATGTTTCACTAACTGGTAAAGATACATCTGGTACTGAATGGAGTTTGATTAAACTTTCCAGAGGTAATGGTGTTGAGGTTGGTCATAAAGATAAACCATTAGCATTATCTGCTAGTCGTATTACATGGTGGGATGGTTCAAGCTCTCGCTCTGTATTAACAACCAAAGATTTTGACAATGCTTCTAAAACTCTTTACACGAAGAAAGAAGTAGATGATACATTCATCTCTAAAACTAAGTATGAAGCTGATTTAACAGCCCTTAAAACGGCTCTTGATAAATTAAACCAATAGGAGGTTCTATGGACATTCAAGCTGTAATTGTAAGTATTGAGGAACTTAACAAAACAAAAAATGCGATTGCTAATGCAATTCGTGGAAAAGGTGTAACATCACAAGGCAGATTTTCTAATTTCGTAAGCGAAATTAATTCTATTAAAACAGATAATGCACAATCGTTAGTGAATAATTTAAGTAGGCAAAACGTATTTAGAAAGAAAAACGATAACGAAGTTGAGGCTGTTGGGCATATCAAAGAAACATTTGAAATTATTAATGATAATGATGTGACAATTTATTCTTTATATCCAATCGAAAATATTAAAATCGCAGATGGTAAATATAAGAATAGAGTGGTACAAACCACATTATCAACTTCGTATACACTTGATGTTAATAATAATGAGTGTGGCAACATTACATATAATACAGTGCGATTAAGTGTACAGCCAATCGAGGCTCGAAACATCAACGGAGAAGTTGTTGTAAAATATACCGTAAATAACCAAGAGAAAAGCATTACGATGGTAATTAAAGACATGCCAAAAACAACACCTGATAATGTATTCATATTAAAGCAATTTCCACATTCCTTGTATTTTGGCGATGGTAACTTATCACAAACTGTAAACATTAAAAATACAGAAGATGCTACAATTACGCTGTATAAACATAGTGGTACTGTTAAAACATATAAAGAAAAACAGGACGCTTTTGATACATTGGCTAAGTTAGATGAGGCTGGTCATGTCAATGCTATGTTCATGATTTCTAATAATG